AGTTTCTCCTTTAACAAAGGAGTTTTAATACTATATATTGATTATAACACATACTAAAACTCCTTACAATTTAAGGTTTATAGATATCTTTTGTTTTCAAGATATTGTTCGAATTGTTTACGTTTAATTAAACGTCTTGTTCCAATTTCAAGCACGAAATTTACAGTTGGATTATCTGCTAATTCCCGTAATTTTGCAGCTCCTATGTGAAAATAAACAGAAGCCTCATCAATAGTTAAGTTAGCTCGCTCCCAAATTGGAATCTGTGGTTTTTCTTTTTTCTTCATATGCGATAATCTCCAATCATTAAATAAGGATTTAATCTACTTTATTCTGCCCTTCAATATGTTCTACAAGGTCTTTGAAATATGGCACATTGTCTAACATCCACTGCTCTGGACTTGGAAATACTGGGTGTTCAATCTTAATCATATATAAATCCTCCTATTTTAAATATGAAGAGAATACTAATTTCTCTTTATCTTTATCATCAACTGTTACATATCCGTGGACATTAGGCGGATGCCCTGACCAACTGATGTAGATTTTATAGTAATATTTCGTACAATCAACATATTTACGTGTCACAATACAGACATATCCTTTATTCATGAAGTCTTCTAATACTGCAATACAAGAATCAAGTGATTTGCTAGTGTCGCAAGACATTGGTTTTGTCGTAAAATACACTTCTGTTCTGCCATTCATCTGTGCAGTTTCCCATATATCATTTACTAAGTCGGCATATAAGTCATCAAATATTTCACTTAATTGTGCCTCGGACTGCTGCTGTGAATACTCTTTCATATCCACAGCATTGATCAGCCCTTTTGTTTGTGCTAAATAATTCATTTATTTACCTGTACTTCCAATTCCGCCAGTTCTTTCCTCAGTAACTTCTTCTCTATCAGCAACCCCATAGAGAGTAAATACACCTTGGCAAAACGCTTCTCCTTTTTTAATTTTTAATGTATTTGGACTACAATTCTTAATTTTTACAAAGATATGACCTTCGTTATCTGCAAAATAATAATCTTCATCAATAACGCCCGTTCCATTGCCAATCCATGCATCAGCTTTAATGCCAAGACTACTTCTGATAAAAATAAACAATGTCCATCCTCTGAGGATCTTACATCTCATTCCTGTTGGAATGATGATTGCATCTCCTGATCTTACAACAAAATCCGCTGGTGCAATAAAGTCGTGTCCTGCTGATCCCTTTGTTGCTCTAGCAGGATATTTTAAACTACCATAAATTGATTCTTCTGGATATTTGTGAAATTTCTCTTCCCAGTCCTGTACGAACTGGTCAAACGATACTTTCTCAAACTCTGCAACTTTCATTAATCCGCTTTCTGTTAATAATCCCATATATGTATTTCCTTTCCATTTTCTTTGTGCAATTTTCACAAAATTTTGTGTTTTATAATTAAGTCTATTTATTTTGACTTCTATATAATCTTTCAACTGATTTAATCTACTTTGCTTTCCGTAAGCCACATATATTTTAGTTCTCATTACTGTTCACTAAGCATCAGAGGTAATCCAACTTCGTTATAGTAAGAATCCTCAAAAGTCATTTCTGGTTCGTCTTTGTACTGCTCTTTTAATTTTTCAACCAACAGATCTTTCTGTTTTTTCACTTCATCTTCAGTACCATGCACAATTAAACTTACATTGCCGTCATATACACCGTCATTAAATGTTTCAACTTCAATCATGTATAACTGACGATCTGTATTAAGGCTTGACTTTTTAGCCGCCAGATACAGATAATCCTTTGGCAATTTATATTTCTTGAGCAGTTTATCCACATCTTTAATGAAGTCAAGTTTGTGCTTTGCTTCTTTAATCTGCTTCTCTAAGTCTGTGTTTCTTGCGTTTCTTTTATCGTTTTCAGTCATCATTACATTATTTGTACTCATAGTAAATTCTCCTTGCGTAGTTCATTTTCTGTATATCGGCAATATTCATCCCATAATCCTTTGGCGTGAATATAATTTTTGCCTTTCAATCCCATCTTCTTCTGTTCAGCTTTCAAGTCTTGGAATGTAAACTTGCGTGAGCATATCTTTTCTTTTAAGAATCTAGTTGCAATCTGCCCTACCTTATACATCTCCTCACGCTTCAAATTTGCAGTTAATTTCTTGTAGGTACTTAATTCATCATCTGGAATTTTATAAGATGTTTTTGGCAAGTTTTTCAGTGAAAAAGGTGAGATATATTTGTAAGTTCCATCATCACGGATTCTACTCTTCTGTGCCTTCAGCAATTCGGCAACAGTATCCAGATGTTTCACATCAAATCTAAACAACACTTCTTTATCAGTTTCTTCTATATAATATGGAATATCTTCGTCTATCTCTCGAATTGCCTTTATAATGTTATGCCCTCTTATTAATGAAGGGATATAAGCTACAAGGGTATATTCGCCTCTATGCTTGCCTTTTCCATAGTAATATATCTGATTACCAAATGAGCATTTTATGTACAAATCATCAAAGCTAGGATCTATTAATCCTGCATCAGTTCTAGGGAAATCATTAGTATCCATGTTATATGCTGCTACAACACGATACTTCCCAAAATATTCTTTACGCTGTAAGAAATTAGCCGTAGTAATTCACTCCTTATTTAGTTGATTTTGATTTAGTTGTCTTAGGTGTAATACCTGTTGGCGGTACTGATTCTGTTTTCTTGTATACATCTCGTACCATCTTCTGAATAGTTCGTAGACTTAAGCCATATGAAAGCTGTAACTCAATAACCGCTTTGGAAAGTTCTTCCATTATTCTTCGTCCTCCTCGCCTGTAATAATGTCATCATTATCTTCATCAGACTTATCGTCTAATTCATCGATCTCATCATCAATTTCTTCTCGTTCCTGTTCGAGAAATTCAATCTTTTCTTCATTGTCATCAATCAATTCCTGGAGTCTAGCAATATCAAGTTTGCGAATAAGGAATCCGCCTGCTACCATAGCACCAAGAAATGTGCCAATGGCAACAGTTCCAAAATTGCAAAGCATAAATTGCCATAAGTGTAATTTAATCATCTGTATCCTCCTCTTCATCTGGATAATTTTGTAGTTCAAACTCTTCCTCTAACTCAAATTGCTCAGAATCGTAATAACACGGATTGTTTAACTGAGCGTCTGGGTGAGGTGGGTTATACTTAGGATTCATTGTTACGTCCTCGATTTTCAAGGATCTCTGTGCGAATATCTCTGTCTTTTCTTTTTGATGCTACTAAATCAGCGATATGCATATCCAATAAGTTATGATATTTTTTTGATCCAAAGCGTTTTGCCCATTTTGTTTCTGTTTTAGTATTGTTAGGCTTCCACTGGAACGGTAACATGTGGTAGTTAATATAGAAAGCAATGTCTCCTATATTGTGATTTACAAATAAAGAATGCTGGTTTGCAACCTCATAGACTAACATCATATATGCACCAATATTTTCATGTCCGTAATAGTGTGCCACACCATTCTCATCGAATGTCTGAGTGTATAATTTACCCATATCGTGATATTTAGTAGCCACTAACACTGAATAATCGTTATGAATCTTTTTTGAAAAATCATAGGCATCTGTCATATGTTTACCAAGAGATTCCATATGATACGGATTCTTCTGGTCGAAATCATTATATATTTCTGGAACCCATGCACTTTCAAGTCTATAGTTATACTTGTCTTTATTATGAATATGATCAACAAATTTAATTTCATCCCATCCTTCTTCAAGGAATGGAATCTGGAATTTTCTTGCTTGTTTGTCAATTACATGTCCTGGAACTGAATGTTCTCTGTCAATGTTGTCTTTTTTACATTCACCAATTGGTTTTACGATGACCACACAAACTTTCTCACAATCAATACCTTTAATGACATTGAGAATAGATCGTCTTGACTTCATAGTAATATTCGTTGCTTCAGCTACAACGTCAATACCATTTTTAAGATACTTGGCAATCAGACTATGAAATGTCTGAAATACTTCTTTATTTTTGGACTGATCTTCCACACTTCCGCAAATATTTGCTCTAATGGTATCTGTTGATAAAATAATACATTCACTATTGCGATTATTTGCTACGATGCTTGTGTGTTGTGACTTACCAGATGCTGATAAGCCACACAATAATGTAAGTCTTGGTTTTCTTTCACTCATAATTCTCCTTTATTCTTCTTGATCTTGGTGTTTTAGCAGATACTCTCTGCTGACATTTTTAAAACTCTGCTGTCCTGACATATCTCTGTATACAAATCCTTCTCTTTTAACTTTTGGATTGATAATACTGAATCCATCAGCCTGAAGTTTAATCTCTTCCATTGTATCTGGCGTTTTGTAGTGTTCATTGATAATTGGCACATGCTCTAAGTTGTTATCATCACAGAATTTTGCCATTTCCTGTGTACCTTTACGAATTCCTTCGACCACCAAATTGAATACGAATAAACGATTCTCTTTAAGTTTGTAAGGATTTCCTTGTACATTACCTGTACCTTCGCCCTGTAAAACAACACGATCATATTTATTGGCAATTGCATAATCAGTTAAAACTTTTTCAATATTATATTTATCGGCAAGTTCCCAGTAAATATTAGAATCATGGTGACATTTCTGATCTCTGTCAGCTTGTCTAACATTTCTACTGCATACAATAAAGTCAAATTTGTTCCTGCCTTTCTTACGATCAACAGCATATGTACATGACGTTCCGTCAATCTTTTCTGTCTGAATCCATTCATTTGTTGATTCAAGCCATAGTGGGCAATTTTCAATTCTATCTTCATCGGTTTTTACAATCCATGATGGAAAATCTTTAGGATTGTCTCGTTTTTTACCGAAAATCATGAATAAGATTTTTCTACCGATGCTATATCTCATCATTTTTCTAATAATTGGTTTTGAGAAAACTTTTTTATGTCTGGCTACCATAGACTGATATTTAGCATTTGTATCTACTTTATTGGCTTTTCTTTTTGCAACCTTTTCAGAAGCATATGTAATTCTCAATTCTTTTGTGACGTCATCACCGATTTGTTTATCGGATAGTTCGGGGAATAATGCAATCGGCATCGCCAATCCCTGACTGAAGCATTTAAATTTGCCTAGTTTCATCGTTTTAATCTTGTAATGCTTTGTTTCCAAGAAAGCAAATCTCTCATCATCTTCTGGGCATTTACTGTCAATTTCAATAAATACCGCTTTATCTCCTACTTTAAATTCCCCAATTTGGGCAATCAGCACCCAACCAAGAACTCCAATCAATTCAATTTTATCTGCGCCCTCGATTGGCTTAATCCATGCAATTTCTTCAATATGTGCTAATGCTCTTTCTTTTGTCAAGTTCCTTCTTACCTTAGTAAGTAGTGCGCACTTTATCCTATAGGAACTTTTCTAATTTTTCCTTTCCTTTAAAATTTAATCTTCGATCGTGTTTCCTTTTGCCTTATTGCAAATTTCACACATTGGTTGATAGTTGCTAATATCATCAATACCACCTTTAGATCGTGGTATAATATGATCTTTTGTCATTAAAATTTCATCACCATCATCATCGACTGCATATAAATTCAAGTGATAGCTCTTGTCTTTCAAGCCTTTTTCTTTAGCAAAATATTTACCTTCGATTCCGCACTTAACACATTTACAGCCTTTAGTGAAGAATGTCTGGTATCTCTGGCTATTGCCTTTAATCAAATCGCCATCGAATTTAACTTTTACTTTATTGTCTTGGCTCGCAAACATAACATTTTTCACTTTATCCCTAACTTCATCAATAGAATAAATACCCTTTCTGATATATTTGTGAGTTGGTTTGCGAGGTTTATGTTTCGCTTTAGTTGAATCAAAGCCTTTCAGGAGTCTTTTTACTTCGCCCAAACTATACGTCTCATCAAATAATGCACACCCCTTCCAAGCCACACAGATAATCTTTGTGTCATTGGTTGGTGCCATAGGATTATTATGTTTATGAGAGTCGGTATTTAAATCTAATAACTCCTGTACTGTTCGAAATGATTGTTTTAGTCTCTTCCCACCGACCTGATAATATATTGTTAACTTTCTTCTCTGATGTTTGGACATGTTCATACTCCTTTCTTTATTTCAAAGTCAAATTTTATTCCTCTTGCTTCTTTTTGCTATAGTCACAGTCAATCGTAAATTTGATCCGCTTGATTATAGGTAAAGTCTCGTATTCAGTAACGTCTCTTGTTATTGAACCGTTATACTTTTCAGAATCCTGTGTGTACGTTGACAGCATATCTAACGTAACAGCTGCCATCTCCGCACATCTATGACAAACATCTACGTCAATAGACTCAATCATTGACTGATCAGGGCTATTGGCTCCAAGGTATTCAACTTTTGGTATTGTTAATTTATGATGTTTATCGGTACACTCTTTATGGCAGAAATCACAGTAATATTTTGTTTCTGTTTTCTTCATTTACTGTACCTCTTTATAATTAAGTATCATTGTATTATCTATATCTGGGCGAGTGACACAACATATCCATGGATCTTCCTTAAAAGCAGGATCAGACAAATCAATTTCTACAGTCTGTTTAACATCTACTTCACGTCTACATGCATTTGACAAAAATGTACATGCTTGAGCATTGATCCTAGCACACTTAACGCATAGATTTAATTCATGAATTGCCATAGAATTATCATCTGGATTTTCTGGAGCAAATCTGCTCGTATATCCATCTGTTTGTTTAAATGGCAAAGTAACGTCATAGTGTTCATCAGTACATTCATTACCACAAAAATCACAGTAATATTCTTCAACTGTTTTTTCTTTCTTCACATTTTCTCCCTTCTGTGCTATAATTAATTTGCACATGAATCAAAAGTTATTTGAGAACGGTGTAATTTTGTATACGAGATACCACTTCTTAATTGAGGTGGTATCTTTTTGTACACAAAACATTTATTTTATGAATCCTGTTTTACTGGAATCCATTCAGTAACTGGAACCATCTTTTCTACTTTCTTCACTTCATATGGCTGATCATCAATTTCATTTTCTTGATATTCTGTCAGCCCCTTAAACCAATCAATCGCAAAATACTTGTCTCGAATTTTAATAATGCTTGTCATTGGCTTAACCCATCTCAAGTCATCTCCTGAAATCTCATCCACATGTATGTGCAGATAATCATAAATTAATTCTTCAATTTCATCGGTATCGAGAGACTTGCCTTCACTGAGCTTGTCATAAACACTATCAAGAAAAACATCTTTCTGACTTGTTTCATCTGTAATCATTTAATCACTCATTTTCTGTAGTTTTACTTTACAATATAATTTTATGACCACACTGTGGGCAGTGAATGAATTCCACATACCCACTACAATAGCTGTATACGATAAGTTCAGATTTAATATCTGATTTATCAAATCTCAATACTGCGCCACATCCATTGCATTTAACTTTTCGTTTAGTGCCATCTTTTAAAATTTTAATCATTTTCATCTACCTCAACTTCTACTGGATGTTTGCACTGTGGGCAGATTATATAGTTTGGTGGGTATACTGGTTTGAGAGTTCTGAAATCAATCGTTCGCTTTGGTTTATCTTTAATATCATTTTTCTCATAACTCAACTCCGCCCCACAATTTTCACAGGTACATTGTTTGCGTGTTCCTTTTTCTAAAATTTCAATCATTGGTCTCGCCTTTCCTTCGTATTTGGCATGCCCCATCATCAACATTCTCAGTTGTAATTTTTGATATGTAAGTAATTGAATGCCAAAATATTCTTCAATAAAAGCAACTATATCCATAGATACACCTACCTTTCCTTGATTTTCTTCATTTTTCTAAAATTTCCTAAAATCGCATCGACCAAACCCCTTATTTTGCAAGGGTTTTTTGACGGTCAATTTTCCATGAAATATTTCTTTTATGTAACTAAGCTAGTAACTTGGAAATTGAGTTTATTTTCTTTTTTAATGATCTATTTTCCTTCTTTAACGTACAAATCGTTTCTTGAAGTTCATCAATTCTACCAGTGTATTCGTTTTCAAGTCTACCGCTTATTTCCTGTGCATTTTGTGATGCGATTATGTCGGCAGCCATTTGCAAATCAGGCAAAATAGATCTTAATTGACTTTCTGCAATACCGCTTAATTCCAAATTTAAATATTCTTCCTTTGCGGATTCATCAACAAATACCTTAAATTCTTTATCTAAAAGGTAGGAATATCTTTCAGAATTTTTTCTTCGAGGAGTGTTTTTAGAATTAAAATATTGCATTGTGTCATAATGTTTTATAAACAAATATTCAATATCTAGCATTTTGTTACGCAAATCTTTTTCTTTGGAGGATATATTGTAAGCATCGATTGGTATATATTTCACTAACCAACGTCTTGTTGAAAATTCTTTCTGCGATAAATGCTCTCTATATCGTTGTTCTATATGGATTGTTTGCCCAACATATTTCACTATGTTATCTGCAAGATCTGTATATGTATATACATAGCCACTGTGCTTACACCAATCTTCATCATAAGCTCCCCAAAAACCGTATATCACTTCTTGCTTTGATTAGTCTGATTTCATCCACTACACTCTCATTTTCCTTTCTGGTTTATTATTTAATTAAAGTCATCAATTAACAAATCCTCACAACACAAAATTCGTATAATCCTACACCATCCTCAAGTGCAATAGTGTCATGTTCTATAGTAGTAATAAATTCATTATCTATGCCAACAACTGGCATATGATCTGGATATTTACCTAGCTTTTTCTTAAGCTGTCCAACTGTTATATAATTTGGTTCTTCCAATTTAATCTCCTTTCAAAATAACTCACATCCTGCTTGTCTAAACATATCAATCTGATAATTCCATGCTTCAGAATCCCAACCATATTCTTTCATAAGACATTTCTTACAATAAAATTTCTCAATATTTCTGCCATGTAATTTGAGATTCATGCTCAAAACTTCTTTGTGTTTAATTCTTTTACCACAGCAATCACATGCTTTGTTAAAATATTTAATTGCCACATTCTGATCAATGCCAGAATATTCAGCAAACTCATTTATAACTTCTTTTGTTGGCTCATCTCTAAATATTCCACCATTCCAAGCTTGCGTTAAATATTCATCCAATGTGCAATTCATAATGATCCATTTCTTATTGCTTATAAAATCTTCTTTGAGAATATCTCTCCATCTTTGATACGCTGTCTGGTACCAATATTTGTCAAGAATCCATGTAGATTTTGTATAAAATGGGCAAGCACAGTGGCATCCAACTCTGGAATATCCTTTCTTATACTTATGGTTAACAGGAATATTTCTCCATATTGTATACAGCCAGACATCAAACTCTGTCCATTTTCTAATAGGAAGAATTCCTTGCCAACAAGTCTTACCCCATTCGGCTTTGTTAACCCATTCATCCTCATAAGAGCTTCTTGTATTTGATTCTTCATTTCTCATTCCCATCCATAATAAGTACGGATGATTATGGTCAAGTTGTGATACCATTACGCCTATCTTAAAAATCCTGCAACAAAATCTTGAAAATCTAGTTGGAATCATATGATCAGATGCTACATATTGATAGAATCCTTTATCTGGATTCATGATTTCGCAATTCGCAAACTCTTTTACCATTTGATATGTGTCTGCACAATCTAAGGATGTATTGTTAAATATTGCTTTTGTATCAGGATATAAACTTCTCACAAGATGGCATGTAACCATAGAATCTTTTCCCATCGACACAGGAATAATCGAAGTATAATTCTTGTATTTCTGCATCTTTTCTTTAATTAGATCCAATGATTCAGATTCAATTTGAATTAAATGTTCTTTGTTTAGACCAATTGACTCTTGCCAACTTGCTAAGTCTACATCTTGTATATTGTCATACGTTTTTAGTTTCTTAATTTCAACTCTTTGTAAATCCTCAGAAACAACAACTTTATAAAATTTATGTATATTTCCTTGCTTATCAAATCCTTTAATGATCTGTCTGTTAAGCCAAAAATATCCTTCTTTTAAGTCTGGTAATTTGTCACCAGACATATCTCTTAAAAATTTAATATATCCATCATAGATTGGATTCAATTGTAATCTTCCTTTAACTTTTGGATTTTACCAATCCGTTAAAGGTATTTATCTTATACTTAGAAACCAATTATCTTAGGTCATGGCGTAAGATTTTACGTTTTAGCCATTATTGTCGCTATGTTTCATGGGTAATACATGACATCTCACTATACAACCCTGATTACAGGGAATTGATTACAATTAAGTTTTTATATTTATTCAAGCGGAATATATACTTTTCCAAGAAATGTACTATCAAGAATTTCTACATTTGATAGCTTTCTTTCTGGGTGTTTCTCATTGAACTCGGTAATATAATTTTTAAATTCATTGTCAATCATATCCCATGAAAATTCTTCTAAGATCATATATTTTGTTGCAATTTTATCGTTGCCACGAGCAGTTTTGTAACGATAAAGAACCTCCCAAATTGGGATTGGAATTCGTTCGCTTATAATCTGCTTTGGATGACAGTTTATAAATTCTTCCATGTCACTGTCGTTGTATTCGCAAATTGCTTGTAATTTTGAAATTTTCACAGCTTCACCACTTTCTTATCTGCAAATTCTTTTACTCTATCAGTCAAAGTTACTGCCATCACATGTGTGCCTAAATAAGAATCAAGAGCTTTACCAATTAAATCATATCCTTCATCAATAAGAACACGATCATAATTCATTCCACGATTGTTCCTACATTCTTCTACAGTCATAGGCATTGGAATAATTAAGTCAAGATCGTTTGCTTTGTCTAATAATAACTTGACCTGTGAATGATTCTGCACAATAATTGGATACTGTGTTGTAGCACTCGTATATAGTAATTGCGTAGTTTTGCCTGTTGCTCTATCTTTAATAATCAGTGTTGTTGGTTTATTTGTTATCATAGTTTGCAAATCTCCTTCTATATAAAATATCTCTGAAGTTTATCTTTGAATCTTAGTGGACTATCCACAATTAGCTTTGAATACTGAAACTGTCTTAAAAAATCCATAACAGTTCTAGCATCTGCACCGCTTAAAGGAATAAATTTTACATATTCAGGTCTTCCTTCGATACATACGACCGCCCACGAATACTCTGAATCATGAAATAATCCAACGTCAACTGCTACATCTGTGATCTGGTTGTACATCTTCTTCATTTCTTCATTCTGATGTGTTGAAATCTGACACTGACGAGCTGCCTCATTGCAATTGTTTGTGGCAAATTTTAATGCAGTAGTGCTTTCATTAATTTCATTTTTTAAGGCATCAATATCTGGTTGCAGAATTTCTAGCAACCATTTTTTGATTTTCTCTTTTAATTTCTGAAACAATTAACCCTCCTTTTATATTTTGCACGATCCATTTAATCCATATGGTTCATAACATAAGCCGCTTACCCAAACCCAGTTATCGTCTTTGTATATGAGGAATTCAACTGTTTCAAAATCACAATAACTGTCACTATCTTTGTCTTCACGAACTGCATATACAGTAATTGGTTTCTTAGGCGTTGGAGACCTGCCAATTTCTTGTATCTTAAACATCTAAATCCTCCCATACTACATTGACATTGAACCCTAATTCTTTTAAAACATCTGTAAAATCATCAATATCTAATGTATGGTTTTCTATTTTAGTCCCATTGACTTCAATAGATTGCCAGTCATCGGATTTAATGATCGTAATTGTATTTGCTTCTTTTACTTCTTTGTCTTCTTTATATTCCTCTTTGTACATGTCAAAGTCTTCGCATAAAGCACACTCAAAATAAGTATACTTATTCGCACAACCTTGGCACTGTGAATATAAATTGTCTAAATCTTTATTCTTTTCGCCCATATTCATCCTCGCAAATATCTACTATATGTTCACAAAGTTCTTTCGGATACATTGATTTCAATCTTATGTATTTGTTTTACCTACAGAAATTAAAACGTAGATAAAAACAAAATTTTAAAGTCATCATATGGAAGAAATAAGACATGTCTAATCTATAGATATTTCTCCTCGAATAGTCATCAGAAATGTAACTAGAAATGTTACATTATATATAAGTTGAGATGATAACACTAATCACACAAATATAACTTGTGATCATCGCCCATTGAATATAGAGCTTCAATAATCCTGAAGCCTTAAAATCTTTTATTGGATCAACACTTCTCTTAACTATAGAAATAAATGTTGCCACAATAAACCACATCAACATGATTATTGTAATCGTTAAGCTTGTTGTTAACATTGATTGTCCAATAAAAAAGAATATGTTTTTTAAGATTCTTTTACACCAACCTTTCACAAATATTTAAGATCAATGTCATCTGCATGATTTTTCTCCTACTCTTTTAAATCTGTATTTCTGTTCCACATCAGGGTATTTCTCGTGATCAACTTCACTCAGAAACATTTCTACTGGTCTAGCGTAAATATTGAAATCTCCATACATTGCCTGATAGATTACTAGCTGCCCATCTGTTTCTGTATGAGTTGCAATGTCAATCACTCTGTAAAAATGTCCTTTGAAGTGTTTGTAAACATCATCTTTCTTTGGCAAATCTCTGTTATTCATGAATTGATTCAAGCCTCCCTACTAAACCACCAAGCACAAACCCTTTCCCAGTACCACTATCTTTATTGGTCAATACAGATGAAATAAATCCATTGAGTCTGCAAGCTTTGTCATTTTTTAACTCTGTTTTATATCGTTTGTAAAAATTCACAAGATCATCTCGACTAACGCCAATTGCCGATGTTACAAATTCAAGTAATTCCTTATCACCGAAATCGTCTCCTCGGCAAAAATTACAACTACGAATTTCTTCCTCAGAACCATCTTCGTGTGTAATTACTTCTTCTCTATATCCGTCTACTGCTGCACATTCCTCACTACACCAAGCCATACCACAATTGCAGAAAACAACTCCGTCTGCGCAATCAGCAAATGTCTCGCCACATTCACATGTTCTATAATCTATACTCATATTTACTTATCCTCCTGTTCTTTACCTTCTCTCACAAGAATTGCTTTCCAAGTTTTGCTGTTACATGAGGATGCTGAAATTTTGTAACCCTTATCTAGGTAATTGTCTACGCAATTTTTAAACTTTTCAGAATTTGATTCTTCCACAACTACGCATCGACTACCATCAACTACATAATTGATATTTTTCTGCACAATTTTTTTTAAAATATTGACTTGATGTAATAAATCATAAGTTGGAATTGATGTAATGTTATTAATGCTTTTATAACTCATGCAAACGCTTAGTGTACCAATAACTTCTCTTATATCATCTAAGGTTTCTTTTGTCATACCTATCTCCTTTCTAAATTGTCTCCCACCATAGATCGTGTACTTTCTTATAGCCACCTCTGCTTGGCACATCCAATACTCTACGAACTTTCTTATTAGACAGTTTCTTATGAAATCTATAATCATCCCAATTGCTGATATATAACCTTTTGTAATAAGGTTTCTTACGTGGTATTTCATAGAATCCACAATAATACTTGTCTACATATTGCACAGGCGCAGGATACCAACCGATATTCTTGAATCTCGCCAACCTTTGTTGGTATTTCTTCCTACGATTTCTTTTCTTTAACATTGTCTTGCGATTCTGCTGAAATTTTGTAGGAACATATTGCAGAAAATCCGCATCCTGTGGGCAGTCTTTTGGTTTTGACATAATTAGTACACTCCTTTCTATAGTGGGATAAAAGTGGAATTTTATTGCTATATTTAATGTGAAAAATCCCTTATATTTCAACGATTTTCTTATGTTTATTTTAATAATTTTGACAAAAGTGTTTTATTTCACTCATTTTCATCGTGTTCTTCTGTCGTGGACAGATTATCCGAAGTGCCTTTCCATAAGACCACCACATTTCTTTCTAATGATTTTTGTACATCAACCACTCTCTGATTTGTTGATCCTGCCCACGGATAAGACATGTCTTTCAATTCGTCTACATACTGTCCATCCACAAGGACATCTATATAAGGAAGAATCTCAAGTCGGCAATCGTACATAAGATGGTTTGTTCTACTTCTACGAGAATATTCAGCTAAGTCCAAACCAATATCTTCTGCCTTATTCCCTGTATATAACCAGATTTTTTTGTCTGGCATAAACTCTTTGACAAATTTGCATATTGCAGAAACACCATCTCTATTTTCTTTTGCTAAAGGCTCACCGCCAAGAATACTTAACCTTGTATATTGGGGCTTTGATAACTGATGTAGTAGTTCCTCAATTTCTTTAAAAGTTAATTCTTTACCACCATTGAAATCCCATGTTTCTTTATTAAAACAATTCTTGCAATGGAGATGACATCCTTGAACGAAGAGGGCTACGCCAAGCCCTTCTCCGTTGCTAATGTCCATTTTTCTTATTGAAGCGTATCTCATTCATCCAACTCCTTATCGTCTAAATGATAAACTCGATCATGAATATCTCCGTATCGCCCCTGATTACCGCCATTTTTAGAAGTCCCAATATAACCACAACATCTAAATGCAATATCCATTGTTGACCCATCTTCATTACCACACTGAGGACATCTCCATTTCAAAATACCGTCTTCGTCAACTAATGGAATATCTCCAGAGTATCCACATTTTTCGCAATAACAACTCTTTGTATTGATTTCTGCGTACATAATATGATTGTACATATATTTAATTACTTCCAATAAAGCACTTACATTATGTTCCATATTAGGAGTTTCAATATAACTTATTGCCCCTCCTGGGCTAAGTTTCTGAAATTTTGCTTCAATACGAAGCTTGTCAAAGGCATCAATTTCTTCAAACACAGGAATATGGTAGCTGTTTGTAATGTAATTTCTATCTTTGCCATCAATTTTTTCAAACACATCATTGCCAAATCGTTTCTTTAAACACTTGGCAAATTTATACGTTGTAGACTCTAAAGGCGTACCGTAAATACTGTAATCAATATTTTCTTCACTCTTCCACTGCTCACATTTGTCATTCATACGTTTCATGATTTCTAATCCAAATTTTTCACCAACTCCACCATCTGAATGAGAATGCCCAGTCATATATTTGACACATTCATATAATCCTGCATAGCCTAATGAAATAGTTGAGTATCCATCAAATAATAATGGATCAATTACCTCATGCTTTTTCAGCCTGCTATATGCCCCATACTGCCAAAGAACAGGTGCTACATCTGACTTTGTTCCAAGGAGACGTTTATGTCTTTCTTTAAGTGCTTTATGACATAATTCTGTTCGTTCATCAAACAATGCCCAAAATTCATCCATATTCTTTTTAGAAGACAATGCGATATCTGGAAGAGATAATGTAACGACTCCTTGGTTAAATCTACCATAATATTTATGCTGCTTTGGATCATAATTTTTTGCGTGTGCAATATTGCCAATCCCTTTGTCTGTGAAACGATCAGGTGTTAAGAACGACCTACACCCCATACAAGTATAAACATCACCTTTTAACTCTTTCATAACCTTTTCAGAAATGTAATCTGGAACCAATCTTTTTGCAGAACATTTGGCTGCTAATTTTGTCAAATACCAATATTCTGTAGACTCATTACAATTATCATCTTCTAAAACATAAATTAATTTTGGAAATGCTGGTGCAACAAATACACCATCTTCATTTTTAACTCCTTCATCTCTTTGTCTAATCATCTCTTCAATCAATAAAGCCAAATCTTTTTTCTCCTGTGGTGTTTTGGCTTCATTCAGATACATAAAAATGGAAATAAATGGTGATTGTCCATTAGTCGTCATAAGCGTGATCAGCTGATACTGTATAATTTGTATGCCTTTTTTAACTTCTGAATATAATCTATTCGCTACAATTTTTTCAATATGCTGCTCTTTGTATGGAATATCAACATGCGCCCATTCCAATTCAACTTCAGATCTAATTTTCTTTCTACTCACATCTACAAATGGTGCTAAATGTGCCAAAGAAATACTCTGTCCGCCATACTGAGAACTAGCTACTTGTGCAATACCTTGAGTCGTAATATTGCAAGCAGTTGAAAATGAATGCGGTTTTTCGATCAAAACTTCGCTAATTACAGTTCCATTCTGAAGCATATCTTCAATATTTAATAACCCACAATTATGCATTTTCTGTAAAAAATAATCTCTGTCATGGAAATGAATAATACCTTCCTTATGTGCCTGTACAATTTCTGGTGGAAGTAAATAACGTTCTGTCGCATCCTCACTAACAATACCAGCAATATAATCTCTTTTTGTTGGATTTAGTACAGAATTTTTATTTGCATTTTCATCTTTAATTTCTTCATTGGAATCCTCGATAAGTCCAAGAACTTCGCTATCAATAGAGTCATAATTCTCTCTCTGAAACTCTCGAACACTGCGATAACCTTCATATGCTTTTGCAGTTAATTCCTGCCCTTTCTCAACAAGTTTCTTAAATACCATTGCTTCAATTGCAGAAATATCAATTTCTTCAGATAATTGTTTACAATCGTTCTCAATCTCTTTTGCGACCTGCCTAGCAACATCTTCCTTAATTAATCCAGATCCATTTTTCATTGCTTTCATAATCGCTGTGTAAATCTTGGTCTTGTCGAAATCTACAACAGTACAATCTCTTTTAATTACTTTCAATAAAAGACCTCCAATAAATTATGTAATAATATCATCATCTATATGTAACACACCCGTCTCCTGCTTTCTTGCAGTTCAACGTATATCGTGCATCGTTACCATCACCATCAATCTTTTCGGTTGATACACTTTCAATTATCATTGTCTTACCTGTTTCTACATCCTTAACAAGTACCTCTTTTTCTATATGTAGTTTAGAAACTAAATTTCTAAGCTGATTAATTGTTCTGATCAACTTCCTTTGTTGTCGCTCCTTCCGTGTCTTTAATCTGTCTTTTGAATCTTTCTAATTCAGCCATAATATTCAAACAAGTCATAGATAAACTTCCTTCATTATTAATAACTGCATCGCATAAATCATATGCTTCCTCAAAAGCAGATTCGTCTTTTTTCATTCTTTCATCAATCGCATCTCTTGTATCCCCACGATCTTTCATTCTCTGAATACGTGTAGCACTTGGAGTATCAATACACAATGCCAAGATATGCTTTTTATGATAATTTTCTTTTAACTGTTTTAATCCTGGAACATCAACTACATATACATCTGCATCATCACACTGACTTTCTGTAGCACAATACCAATTGCCAGTATAATGATTCTCTGCAACCTTGCCTGTAATTCTGGAATATTGGGCTAGATTTACATATGTATGATCATCAAGTTTATCTGCTCTCTTTTCTCTGGTGGTATATGATCGTAGATATTTCAGACCGTAAATGTCTTCCAGATACTTTGCTGAGACACTTTTGCCTGCTCCAGATCGCCCGACCAGAGCGATTAAAACATTACTTTTATCTCCTGTCATCTCTATAAGCCCTTTTCTAATTTCTTAATTCTTCTGTTGATTTTTGTTACGATTTTGCCGTTATCTTTGCCTCTAGCGATTAAGACGGCTTTTCTATCCTTTAATAAATTTAACTGCTCTAATTTTGTCATATACTCATTTTCTCCTTATGCTATATTTTAGTTTTACAAGTCATCAATCCATGAACGATGTCACCACATAGAAGGCGATCGCCATTAATACAATTGTTACAATTACTACTAATCCAATTGGTATTACAATATTTGTTATCATCCAAAACGCAAATGCAAATACACCAACAGATATGAATGTTGCAAGAAACCAGACGATTGTCAGTACGATCATCGACAAGAAAAATTTTAAGATTTTCTTTATGATATTTAATCACCTACCTTATGGCATTTCGTTATAAATTTTGCTAACGTTATCCAATAGTTCTTTTGGCAAATATCTTTCTAAAAGCTCATTCGAATTATCAAGTGTTTTCTTATAGAAATCTTCTGCGATACCACCGCCAATAGCAGCAATCGTGTCTGTGTCACATGGCAAAGATAATACATTTCTTAAGAATGATTCATAATCTTCGCTTTCCAAGAAACATCTGATTGCCACAGGCACACTATCCTGAACTGTCGCAGACCAAACATAATTATTTCTATAATCATCGAGTGGTCGATCTACACCATATGTATATTGACTGGATGGATAACTTTTTAATGCATATTGATAAATTTCTTCTTTTGATTTACCCCATAGCGCCATAAAAGAACAGCCTGTTACAATCGATGCTCCTTTGTAAGATTCCGCATGACGATGAGTTTTCTCACATGTCCATTGTGCTAAATCTATGTAATAATTCAGTACATCTGGACGATCAGCAAATCCATTAAAATACATTGTGATAGGAGAAATTCTCATGGCGCATCCGTTGCCAAAGCTTTCATTAACACGACTTCCATCATCGTATAACCAGTCTTCAAACATTTCACCATATCCCATACCAGGATATTTCTTGCCATATTCTAAGTAGAACTCCCAAGGCTCTTTGTTATGTTTGTGTTCATCGTCATCATCCAACAGCCACATTCCTGTTGCAATACTTAAAACTGTATCATCTGTAAATTTACATTTATCTGTAAACAATTCACAGTTCTTCCAATCTAAATCGTGAGGTCTGCGAAACTCATATTGAGAACCGCAAATATCTCCTAGAATCGCTCCAATTAAAGCCATTTAATCACCTATCTGTTAAAGATCTGTTCTAAAATTGTAATAATTGCTGCGATAATCCATTTTGTTTTTGTTGGAACAATTAGCGGATTTGCTAAAACAAAATGTAGCAACCAAATAAACAGATTTACGATTGCAAAATTGACAGCGATTACAACCATTAATCCTAAGATTGTACCTAAGATCGTTCCTGCATGATATTTGTTTCCAACAAATAACGAAATCAATAATTTTTTCATATGTTATAATCTATTCTCCTTTCAATCCCATTTCCATATACAATTCATCTACTGCGTTTCCTTTTCTCTGAAGACAACTATAAATTTTCTCATCAATCGTATGTTTACCTTGTAGAATAATATATGTACACTTATTTTCTTGCCCAATTCTATGTATTCGATCTTGGCTCTGGCGATACTCTTCATAACTGAAACTTAACGAATAGTAAATATTGTAAGTACAATTTACAAATGTCAAACCTTTGCCAAGAAGCTTTGGATGAACAAATAATTTCTGAATTTTACCAGCTTTGAATTTCCGAATAATATCATCACGATCTTTATTCTTAGAGGTGAGGGCAACGCCATTATACTTTTCAGCCAGACGTTCAATCTCATGCTGGAATTGACACCATATAATAATCGGCTTGTCTCCAATTTCTTCAAATGATTGCTCTAACACCTTATCTTTGTTTGTTTTGAAATCGTCAATATTGCCTTCTTTATTGATAACAAATCCACTAACAATCTCTCTTAGTTTCATAAGCTTCGCAGTAAATTCAAACTTAGACCATTCATTGATATTGTCTTTGATATTTTTAACCATATTGTTATAATGTCGTTTTTGTTCACTACCAAGATCAAACTCTTTAATTTGAAATACTTTTGGCGGTAGATCTACACAATCTTCTTTTTTCAAGAATACAGATTTCTCTCTTAACCGATTAAAATATGCTTCTTTGTTCTCTTGTGTCTGATACCACCTATGAGGATTCTGCATATCCTGCGTGAAATAGTGGGCTTGGAATCCAAAAAAGTTATTGCCAAATATATCTGCATCAACAAATTTCATCTGTGGGAATATCTCAGAATTATGATTAGGCGTTGGTGTTCCACTTAAAACGAATCTATGATGGATCACATCAATCAATTGCAATAATTCATTTGTAATCTGAGCACCCATGTTTTTCATTACCTGACTTTCATCAACGATTACGCATTGAAAATCCATTGCTAAAATCTTCTTTTTCAGAATCTTAAAGCTCTCATAATTCATCACATAAACATCTGAGTCAATAGCCATAGCATCAAATCTCTTTTTACTTGACGTTGCCCAACAATTTGTGATTTTTAATTCTGGATAGAATTTCTTGCAATCATCTATCCATGCAGTTTCAATAACGGATAGAGGACAAAGAATTAATGTTTTGCCATAATGCTTTGCAATTTCAAGACCCATCAAAGTTTTTCCTGTACCAGTATCGGCAAAAATACCATAACTGCCTTCATTCAATGCTTTATTTACAATATCTTTTTGATATTTCCTCAGATGTGGAGAAAGTTCATAATGAACAATCTCCTTCTTTGGAATTTTAATATTGGCATCAATTAAACCATATTGCTGTAATTTAGTGATTGCAGAGTCAGGGAACTCCCATTTTCCTGCTCTAAATTTACGCCCTTCAATCGTTCTGATATATGGAATTTTCTCTACTGGAACTTCTAAAGCTACCAATTACTCACCTACTTCTGCTTTTGCAGCATCTTTAAGTTTTTTGATTTCTGATTTCTTCATACCTAAAGCATTTAACTGTGCTTCTAATTCTTTGATTTCTGCACGAATATCTTTCTTTTTCTTTGTCAGTGCTTTCTTTTCTTCTTTGGCTGCCTTCGCTTTTGCGCTCTGTTCTTTACCAATCAGCAGCTGTTCATTAAATCGTTCTTTCATTGCATCGATAGAATCATCTGTTTCGAGCATTGAATCATTCCATAAATCAAAGCGTTTTTCATTTGCCAAATCATAGAATTCTTTATTGAGTTCAATACCAATGGCATTTCTACCATTTTCAATGGCAACTTTATTAACGGTTCCTGCGCCAGCAAATGGATCTAAAATAGTGTCTCCTGGACAAGACCAAAGTTTAATACAACGCTTAACTAATTCTTCAGCGAACGGGGTTGTATGTCCGATCCCCGAATTACTAATATTCCATACGCCATCTGCCCAATCTGCCCATTCTGCCAAAGTAATATCAGATGCTTTGATTAGCTCACAATCTCCTGCTTTTTTATACACATAAACAAACCCAACATTTGCAGCAAGGATTGTATCTCTGGCTTTCATATTTCTGTAATATAAATTACCCTGTGCTAACATCGCTCTCTGAGCAGAATATTTTCTCCAAAATGCTTTTGTCCAAAGTGAGAAATTGTTATCTAAGAAAATTTGGTTAATAGCACCAGTTAAACTTTCTTGTCCCATTTTGTTATCTCTACCAATTGTGTAATTGTAGTCTTCAAACTGCATAATGAATTTACCACCTGGTTTTAAAACTCTTTCACATTCTGCAATAACAAGTCCTAACAGATAATAATATTCTTCATAACTCTCACAATTTGATAAGTCACTTGGATCATTACTATAAACTCTAAGGTTATGATATGGCGGAGATGTAATTACCATATCTACTGTTTCAGCATCCATCTTCTTTAATTCTTTTAAACAATCACCATTAATCCAGTTATTAAATAATTTCATATGTAACTCCTTAGTATATTTTTTATTTCATCAAAGATTAATTTTATCTATTCTACGATCATCCAGTCTTCAGCCAACATATCTGTCTGACTTGCGAGCCAAGGAACTACATTCCCCTGTGCTGTTTTCATTGCAATATAAGCACCATATTCGACTAATCCGTCTTTGTTTACAATGCTTTTAGCAATATCTGTGCATGGCGCATAAGCTCCTGCTGGAACATAATATAAAAACATACCTTTTCCATTCCAACCTTTTCTTGCTACTTTTCTTTTATCTTTTATTGCATCAATTGCTGTTCCAAAATCCATAATAAATTCTCCTTTACTCTTTATTGTATGTGTATTTTACATAACTCCCTTTGTAGCTTACATTCGCCAAATCTTTTGACTTCCTCTGTTCTTCTTCTTTTCTAAATTTTTCTAAAAGATAGTCTGTTTTATCACTACATATTTTCTTATCTTCTCTAGTACACTTACCGTAAATATCACATTTTGTACATTTCGTCGCCATAAACTCAAACGCCTGCCGTCGATTAAAGTTTGTAACATCAATAAGTTTACCTACCATAGTTTTCACTCCAACCAATTATTGTCAATATAATAGAAACCATACGTTAGACCACCAGTGAAGATAATCCAGAAGATCCAGAATATTGCTTTCAAAACTTCGCCACTCGACTTATATGACTCAACCGTTTCATGTAAATTTGTTGCACTTAAATCACAGGTTGTCATAGTGTTATTTTTTAGTTTTGTGTAAACAGTTCCCTTAACAGGCTTTGCTTCCATGCCATAATATTCATATCTCACACGAGAAGAATGATAAATTCTTTTTAGGTAATGACTCCCTATGAAATCAATCTTATCTTGCTTGAATCTTTTACCTGCAAATTTAATCTTTTTGCAAGTCTTACTTTCTCTCCACATGTCATCCCATGAATACCAGACTTTCTTTTTGTAATGAACTTTCCCTTTACTGCCTTTTACTCTTTCAATTTTTTCATGTCTGCGATACTCTTGTCTGACTTTTCTGACATAATAATACTTACCGCCAATTTCTTTGTATGCAACTGTATCTACAGGTTCTAACTTCCCATAAACAAAAGCGTTACCTACATTGGTTTCCATACCATATTGAAAAACATCATCATTTTTTATCTTAAGTGCATGATTGTATTCTTCATTTTTATCAAGGATGAAATTATCAATATTACTACTGATAACGATTCCAAACACAAGCATTACTGCGATCAATGTTATACTCGCTAAGATTTCCCTTGGAGTTATCTCATAATCACTAAAATTCAATCCTTTGTGTTGCTTCATATATTACTCCCCAAATAAATGCTGAGGTGCGGTTTCAGAAGCATCTTTATATTCTAAATAAGTATAATTTTTTGTTTCATACCCAAGATTATTTAAGAAAATTCGTGTTGGAAATTTCTTTACATATCTGTTATATTCTTTGATCTGCTGATTGTAGTTACTGCGATATTCGGCAATTAAATTCTCTGTGACAGATAATTCATTCATCAACCTTTTATAGTTCTTATCTGCCTTGAGTTCTGGATAAGATTCTGTAACTGCTGCAATTGCTGTACTTGCATTTTCAACAGTTCCTTTAGAACTACGTCCTTTAACGATTTCTTTAAGTGTATTTGCCTCATGTTTATCATAAGATTTCACACAATCTGCCAAATTATAAATCAGATCAACCCTACGTTTCTCCTGTACGTTAATGTCGGATTTTGCTTTGTCAACCTGTTCTTCTAATGAAATTGCATGATTCTGCGAACTCTGAACTCCAAATGTACAAGCTAGAAATACCGCCACAACTCCTACTAGAATGATTACTGGAATCTTCCATACAGTGTTTTTCTCTTTACTCATATTTAATTTTCTCCCTTCAGAATCTTGATTAATCCATCTTCATCAATGATCGGAATGGCTAACTGTTGTGCTTTTTTGTTCTTACTGCCTGTGGAATTCACATCATTATTCACAAGATAATTCGTATTCTTCGACACTGATCCTGCAACCTTGCCACCTCTGGACTCAATTTCATCTTTGATAGCATCACGATTGGCAAACTTATTCACCTTACCAGTCACAACAAAAGTCATTCCTGTGAGGTTAACAGCAGATTCTTTCTTGCTTTCTGGCATTTCAAATTCAAGTTCTTCGGCTAATTTCTCAACCATTTCAAGGTTTTCTTTGAAATAATCATCCATTGACAATGAAGTATTGATACCAATACCATCAATATGTCCAAAATATTTTCTCTTTTTGATTCTTTCGATAAACACATCATATGGATTTTCGTTATTTGATAGAGAAATCTTATCAATAAGCTTGCAAATATCCTTTGCTGTTGACTTCCCGACAAGCTCAATACCAAGTGCTGTCACGAAATTAACCAGTTTACACTTACGACTTTCCTCGATGCTATTTAATAAGGAAGAAACACTTTTCGCACCAAATCCATCAAGGTTCTTCATCTCAGATTTATGCTCTGCTAAATTATAAATATCTGTATAATCTTTCAGCCATCCAAGATCAATAAATCTTTTCAGTGTTGCCTCAGATAAACCTTGAATATTCATAGCATCTCTGGAAACAAAGTTCACAAACTTACTTAATAGCTTTGCCTTGCAGTCAGGATTCATGCATTTCAGAACTTTACTACCATTTTCATTGATGATTTTTGCTTCGCCACCGCAGGTTGGACAAGTATCTGGAATCTTGAATGTATTACTTCTTGTCAGATTATCGTGTACTTTTGGTATTACCATATTACTACGATAAACCTGAATCGTATCATCCACACCAAGTTCTAATCCCTCAATGTAACTTACGTTATGTAATGTAGCTCTTGTAGTTTCTGCACCATCAAGATCAACTGGATCGAATACTGCGACTGGATTAATTAGCCCTGTGCGAGATGTATTCCATTCAATATCTCTGATCGTTGTTTCGTAGAGGTCATCAATCCACTTTAATGCCATCATATTTAATGGATGGTGTCCTGTTGTTCCAAGTGATTTACCATACTGATAATCGTTATAAGTAAAAATCAAACCATCAACAGGATATTCGTACGTCTCTGGATCAAATTTCTCAATATATTCTTCAACATTATCTCGATCAACAATCTGATGTTCTACTACGTCAAATCCCTGCTCTGCAAGATATTTAAAACTATCTGCAATACTTGGCATTTCTTTCTCAGATACGCCATCAATTTTGACTAACTCAAATGCTTTGTAAGCAAGTTTTCTTTCCTTTGCTACATTCGCATCTAACTGTCTAATTGTGCCTGCCGCCAGATTTCTTGCGTTCTTGTATTTACCATGCAACGCTTCTTTAATTTTCTGGAAGTTTTCATAACTAATAACTGATTCGCCACGTACCTCAATACTACGCTTATCAGGAATCTCAAGAGGTAAATTGAAAATCATACGTGCCGTATGAGTCACATCTTCTCCAATTTCGCCATTTCCCCTTGTAATTGCTTGTTTTAAGCGTCCTTTTTCGTACCTTAGTACCACCGTCAAACCGTCTTCCTTCCACGATAAAACACCAATTTTATCCGCAAGAAATTTTTTGACCTCATTGACATCCTTCGTCTTCTGAGCTGATAACATTGGGCGTGTATGCTTTACTTTAGCCAGAGAATCAATTATAAATCCTTGAACGTGGTGGATGGGCGAATTATTCAAAACAACGCCAGAATCTCTCTCAAGTCGTTCTAAAGCAGCGCATAAATCGTCAAATTCTTTATCTGAAATGATCGGATTATCCTCTGCGTAGTACGCATATGAAGCATCATTGATTCTGTCGATCAAGACATTCATTTCTTTCACATATTCAGTTTTCATAATTTTTGGATTTTCCTTTTCTTGTTTATATTGTTTAGTTAATTATTTTAATTTGTGTTTCTATGTCTTTCAGTAACTGCCAATTACTTCACTACATATATTTTTCTGTGCTGTTGCACATTTATTGTTTCGGAATGTGTTGATTTGAACACGTCTACATGCATTCCTTTTACTTTGCCTCCACAATCTTCTGCCACAAAGATTGTATCACCGTATCCCTCAATCTTAACTCTTGTTCCATAAGGGATAATGTTTTTATCAACCGCAATCGTATGATACGGTCGAGCAAATCTATGCCCTGCATGATTCCAAGCAATCTTAGATCCATATCCTTCAGAACATTCATAACATGGACAATATGCCGTGATCAAAAATGTTCCAAGTGAACTCTTTTCAAGTTCTTGCTTTCGCTTCAACCGTTGTCGTTTAATTCGCAATCGTTTCTTTCGAAGTTTTTCTAATCGAATTTGCCTTGCTTTCTCCTCATCAGCTTGCTTACATTTCTGATAATGCTCATGAACGTCTTTTAATTCAACGCTTTGACTGATTGGATTGTTTGAAATCACATTGCCTTGCTTATTTTCTGCAACAGTTGTCTCTGTTGATAAGGTTGAAGTCTCCACCGAGGGTCGCTCCTCTGCTTTAACTGTGTGAGTCATAAAACCTGAACACATTGCTAAAAAACTAAACGAAATAACTTTCATTAAAAATCTTTTTCTCATTTTTGCATCTCCTTTCATTAACATATTGGTATCTTATCATACTTCTTGCACCCTGTCAATAGGTGCAAAGAATAAAGTTAATTTTTTAAGCTCAGCCATGTGCGTCTCTTATTATGATTTGTCACGATACATCTTTTGAACGCCTCTGGCTCTGCAAGGAGCGCAAATCTTTTCTTGGCTCGTGTTAACATTGTATATAACATACAGTTATCAAGCAATTTGTAATGCGTATTGTCAATAATACCGATCACAGTTTGTGCAGCCGATCCTTGAAGCTTATGCGTGGTTAATGCATATGCCAATTGAAGTTGTCCTAACTGAGCAAAAGAATATTCAATCATCTTCTTATCCATGTCTGGATTCATCATAGCGTGAACAACTTTCTTATCATAATCAATACCAGTAATGTATCCAATGTCTCCATTGAATGTATTTCTCTCATAGTCATTACTGGTTTGAAGCACTTTATCTCCCACATAAAACTTCTTTGTTTTGCCGTATGTAACAAACCTTGCATTGGATTTATTTTTATACAATTCTTTCTGAATTGCTGCATTGAGTTCTTCTGTAGAATTCATACAGCCAGCCTTACGAGAAGAGATTACAATCACGTTATCCATACCGTCTTGTTTAACACATGTCATGAATTGTTTTACAACCAAATTAAAAATATTCTCACGATTATTTCTGAAGATGTAAAACATATCATGTAGTTCTCCATGAACTTGTTTAGCACTAAAATCCTCAATTGGTGAAATCGCTCTACGCACTTTTCTAGCATCACTAAGAATACCAGACTTTTCTGCTTGTCTCATTGGCTTCGTTAATTGCACAGAAGCCAGCTCATCCATTTTGAGCAGATCAGAAAAGATATTGCCATAGCCAATTGGTGGCAACTGCATATGATCTCCGCTAATAATAATCTTTGTACCTGGGCGAATTGCTAAAAGTAACTGATAAAACAACCCTGCATTAACCATACTTGCTTCGTCCAAAAGAACTACATCAATTGGCAACGGATTGTTAGCATCGTGCATAAACGAGTCTACGCCTTGTGCCTCAAGCAATCTATGAATAGTTTTCGCTTCTAATCCTGTTGCTTCTTGGATTCTCTGTGCTGCTTTCGCAGATAATGCACATGCAGCAATGCTATAATTTCTTTTCTTATAACATCTGATGATCGGCTTTAATAAAGTAGTTTTACCAGTTCCAGCTTCACCACTGATCAAGACGACATTTGTCTGTAATGCGGTATAAATACCTTTGTTTTGTTCTTCACTAAAAGTAAAACCTTCTTCTTTTTCAACTTCAGCAATAACTTGTCCAATTTCGTTTACAGTGATTGTCTCTTTCTTCTTGGTAGAATTAGTATCTCTGCGTTCTTGCAACAATGCCAGTATATTCATTTCTGTATCATGGTACTTTTTCAAACCAATTAGCTCGCCACTAACATAGATGTCTGGAGGAAAATCATTTTCAACATAATCGTCAAATATATGTAGACATTCCCCAACCGTTGCACTAACTTCTGATCGCAACGTGGCAATCGCCATATATGTATGCCCGTCACTCTCGCCAAGATTCGTTAAATAATACGTCATAAAATAATCAAGTCGATACTTGGAATCTCTCAATTCTGGACGGATCTTTAAAGCAATATCATCAACTTTCTTAAATCCAAGACCTCTAATCTTAGTTAAAATGTAAGGATTTGTGTTGATTTTATATTTTAACTTTTCTGGATCTGGCTCAGCTTCTACTAATTTCTTAATCATATTAAAGGTAATCCCATGAGGCTGTAGCATAACTACAACCTCGGAAATCACATAATTATTAATGATCTTCTCTCTGAGCTTCGCCCATGTCTTGTTGCCAAGTCCTTTAATCATAGATGTATCGATAGTCTTGCATTTTCCTGCCATAACATCCTCAATGATATTTGGATATTCAGCAAGCAAGCTTTCAGCAATTGATTCTTTCGCTTGTGTTTTTAAAAACATTAGCTGATCGGTCTGTGTTTTTGGAACATCTGCAACAACCGAAATCGGCTTATATTGATATTCGTGATATTTTTGAGAATAAATACATGTCGCTTTTACATTATACTTTGTCCCAATATATAACTGTTGAACTTCTCCAACAAGTTTACTTGCAACATATTCTTTATCCCCTGAGTCATCAAATTTATTATCATTGTATGGACTGAATTGTGGTATCTGGTCTTTTGTACAAAACGCATAGATACCAAACATTGATTCTTCATTATAAAATATCTGATATGTAGGAATCATTTCAAACTCGCATACCTTTTCGCATGTCTGACTCTCCATTATTTAGGCAGCACCTCATTTCCCTTTTAAATAATTTTTAAAGTAATATTCAAAATACAATCGAATAAACAGCCCAGAATATTTATTATCTGGCATGAAGAATATCGGCACATTGTATTTAAACCAAAAGCTGTGCAATGATCCAATGAATGATTTCTTGTTATACTGCGTGTTGTAATTGCCATCTGCAATATCTGAGTAATTGGCGTTTTCAAGTAGAATAACTTTTGTCTCTGGTGCAAGACTTAACTCTTTTTCAAATCTGGCACGATCTTTTGATAAATTGCCACTGATTTCTTCAAGACTTCCTTTGCGCTCAACACATACTTTGCTGTCAAAATACATATCTCTCTGAATACCAAGCTTCTCATTTGCAGGAATCATGAAACTGTAGTCTCCATAATTCAATGCTTTCTTTTTATGATTTACGCTTTTTCTATCGAAGTAACCTATGATATGATCAGCCTTTTGCTCCCTTGTGTCGACAAGGATTGTCATAGAGCTGACGAGTTCTTTGATTTCCTTGTCGGTATATTTGTAAAATTGAATTATACTAATTCCTCCTCTACGTCATTTTTAATAGTGAAATTCTTAAGCCAAAACTCAAATTTATCTGGCACATCTTTGTAGATTTTCTTTCCTGTTTTTGGATTGATCTCCCCAGTTGGTTCTTTTTTATGTTTCTTCTCAACTGATTTCAGATATAGAATATCTCCTTCATCGAATGGGTTCTTCTTATATTGGGTTGTCCACATTTTTACTTTTTGTGTTTTTCCAGAGTAAATTTCATATAACTGAATGTTGACGATGGATTTTGTTACAGATAAATCTTTAACATAGTAATATCGTTTGCCGACGTTTGGGTTAATGTAACTGATGTAACCAATATATTCTTTCTGATAATCCATCCGTTCAGTTATTGAAACTGGTGAATATGCCATACTTGATGTCATATCTTTCAAAAATCCAATATAATCAAATTCTTTCAATGTTTTTTCTGTCTGTTTCTGACAATACTTTTTGATTAATTCAATATCTTCGCCTTCTTTTTGGAGCTTCGAAATTGTAAACTGTTTTCTGCCATAGAATTTGTCATAGCACTCAACCTGTTTAAGTAGATAATTAATGTCTCCAAATTCAGAAAAGAAATCTAATTTAATTAAAATATCTAACTGTTTAGAATTGACAGATGTATTAGATATGTCTTGCAACAAATCTATAAAAGAATCATATTGATTATCTCGTAATGCATACAGCTCTTCTCCAACATTATCTCCAACAAATTTAATGGACGACATGCCTTTGAATATTGTATGACCCTCTTTATCATAAGAATATTTTGAGTTAGAGTGTCTAAACTTAATGTCGCTTAATTTAATACCAAAATACTCTAACTCATTTGTTAGTTTATTCGTTCGTTCTTTGTCTCCAACGTAATTATTGAAGCAAACACTGTAGTATTCGTAAGGATAATTGACCTTTAGATATGCTCCATAACACATGTCCAATGAGGTTGCTGCTGCATGGGCTGAACAAAATCCGTAGCTCATACAACTTTGTACCAAATGCCATGTTTCGGAAAACATTTCTTCTGAGCCAGTATTAATAATCCATTGCTTTTTGATTCTTTCCTCAAGATTATCAAAATCCGATTGTTTAATTTTTTTCTTGGAAATTTTCTTAATTAAACCAATAGATTCAGCTGGGCTAACCCCCAACCAGTCAAAATATTGCATTAATGATTCTTGAAATAAAATGTACCCATGAGTATCTTTCAAAACATCGTCAAGCTGATCTGAACCAGTTGTATATGGTTTTCTGTCTAAAAACTGTTCTCTCCATGAATCAAAAGACGGTCTTATGGCTGCTGCAATATGGGCGCCATCCTCAAATGACGAAATACCATACTGTTTTGCTTGTCTACATCCATTGTCGCTATCAACCTGATTTAAAGTACATGTAATACCATTTTTAAATAAATCCCATATTCTCTGATCATCTTTAATTTTATCCAATAATTCATTTGCCTTAATAATCGGAATTCCAATCTCTTTAAATGTTTCGTCAATAAGCTTCCAGACCGTGACGATAAGATAATCGTTTTTAAGTACCTTATATTCATCTGCTTCAGATGAAGTAATTAAAACACATACGTTTTCACCTAAACGAGTAACACCGTACTCATAAAGCAAATTAGTGTTGCTTAAAATATGGGCGCAAGGATGTACAGAACCAGATATAATTGTTCCAACATAGCGATTTGCCTCTTCGATAATCGGTTTCCATTTCGGATCATCTTGATATTCTTCCAGATTTTTTGCCACATGATTAAATTCGTCAAATGACATATTCTTAGATCTACATACATTTCTAAATGCTTCAGATATTTGCATGGTTCCTGGTGCATACATTGGATAACACCCGTGTTCACCAAGTAATTCCCTTGAAGCTTTAATAAATGGTTCTTGGGATTTTACGTTAAAATCTATATCGGGCAATGAGTGATTCTCTAGCAATCTGGCAGTAGAAGCAAATCTGTCTGGGAAAAGCGGAAGATTAATTTTAAATCTATCTAGTTGTGTCATTCCCAATATCCTATTTATATAGAAGGAACCGCAACTACCTCTTCCACCACGAGTCAATACACCACCATATTTATTAACTGCAAGATCTACATTTTTCTCATTAAACAAAAAATAGTCCGCTGTATGTATTTCATCATTAGTATCCTCGATGATTTTCATCTCATATCGAATTCCATCTTTATATTTTTTAAACTCTTCTCCTTCAATATGTTCTTCTTTTCGAATCTCCTTGAACCGTTTATTTACTTCTTTTTTTAGAAGACCCACTCTTTGTTCGGGGGTCAAGTTAGGATAAATCGTAGGCATTTTAATTGAATAATCGAGTTGTATTTCTTCACATTCATCAAACAACAATGTGTTATTTAATGCATCTGAGATTTGTCTATCTGTCAAAACACCTTGTTTTTTGAATCTTTCAATCATTGTTTCAGCAGTAGGATAATCTAATATAAAATCGTCTTCACTGCCGTAATTAATATGTTTACCTCGCAATAATTCCAGACGTTCTTCTTTGCCTGATTCGTCAATATAGTGTGAATCATTTGCAGCAATTAAGCTTAACCCATATTGATCAGACAGATATATTGCCTTTTTATTGATTTCAATTTGCAACGGATCATCATGAGTCTGAACTTCTAGCATTACATTTTCTTTAAAATGCTTATATAGAGGCATAAAAATCTCATTAATTGAATCCTCATCTCGTAATAATCCTGCTACACATGCAGTTGTAATATAAACATCATTGGGATCAAGTTTTAATAAATCAGATAAAAAAAATCTTGGTTTATAATAAAACCCTTTGATGTTTGCCATACTTGATACATAATTCATCTTCTTTCTGGCTTCATCGGTTTTAGGAATCACTATAATATGATAATTCCTTTTGTCTTTTTGCGACGCATTTGGGACAATATATCCTTCGATGCCTGCAATACAACGCAATCCATACTTATTACACAATGTTCTGGCTTCAAAGATATCTCCAAAACTGCCATGATTCGTACTATAATAACTTGTATGCCCATACTCCAATGCTTTAAGAATATACTCTTCTTGTTTAGTATTTGTATCTGGGGTAAAGATATTTGACACATGATCGTGTTTATGATAATTGTTATACCGCATTCATTAATCCTCCAGCTTTTAATCTATTTAGTAGATCAGCTTCTTGAATTCGAGAGATATTGTGCTCAATGACATATTTTCTTGTCTTTTCATATGGAATACCATGAGATCTACAATATGTAGATAAACCAATCTGTTCTCCGTTCTGCATGACAACATAAATGTATCTTACTTTTTTAGAAATTTTATCGTTTTCTAATATCTTCTTTTTGATAATGTCAAGCGAATTAGGAATATTGTTTAAAATAATTTGATCAATAATTCTACTTGAATCTGAATCAAATCTTATATATCTTTTATCTGTCTGCTGTTTAGCATATAACCCAAATCTCTTTTTACACAGCTTGATATATAAATCAATTTCTTGCTGAGTATATTCTGCCAAACATAATTCCCAGGCTGATTTACCTCTGCATCCATCGTCTAAGCAATGAAGAGATAATCCAAATTCATTCAATTGCCAAATCTTATTGATTCTTGGCATGTCTCGAATGTCCTTCAATTGATTAATAATTCTTGTCTCAAATCTGTAATGTGGTTTACACCAATACTTTGTACCAGAACCAAAATCTTTATAGCCACCTTCATAATACTTTGGCTCAGAGTTACATAAATCTTTTAATTCTTCATATTTCCAAAACACGTAATCCTTTTCTGCTATAGAATGACATTCAATATACAAAGGTTGCGTCTCTCTCTTATCAATATGCCCATCTCCTAATGTGCCAAATAAAATAATTTGATACTGTTTATCGGTTAATGTCTTATTGTTTTTGAAAGTCCAACAATTTAATTTATGAACTTCAGAACACCATTTCTGAATAACTCTTAACGAGGCACCACATTCATCTGCCATTTCTTGATGGGTCATTCCCTTAACAACATATCTTTCATAACACCAGTCATAATCCTGATATGTGGCTTTAAAATTAGGATTATTAGACCTCATATACTTATTGCCAAGATTCAAATGACGACTTCGAGCCGCTATGGCTGCCACGGATAGATTCATTTGTTTACTAATTTTTTCAAAAGAAACTCCTTGTTTATACAACTCTTCTAATCTGACTTCTTCTTCTGGAGTCCATCTATGTCTCCTTTTAGGGATCACTATATCTTTATCTAACAGTTTTCCATATTTTTCTAACTGCATATTGTGTCTGTTGCACAACTTCTTTTCTTTCCAAAAATGTCCGTCCAAAGTAGATGATAAACCGCAGACTGAACAAAATACTTCTTTTCCTGCCATAATCATCCCACCTCTTCAAGTGAATCACATACAGCTTTCAGTACAAACTTTCTTCCAAAGAATCCGCAATCAAGTGTAGTAACTGCACAAAACTCATCATTCATCATAGAATGGTCTTCCATATCCTCAAACGATCCATCATAATTCCATTTAATAATCCACAATTTATCATTGTTACATGGTTTCAGGACAAGATGTTTATAATTGCTCATCTGACCAATGTCATAGTCGTCAATCTCTTCAATATAAACTCTTACAGGTTTAAATCCTTGTCCAGAAATACGATCAATTTTCTTAATCATGTCAACCATTTTTCTTGTGATGTCTGAAATATCAAGCATAATATCGACATCAACTGTTGTATCTTCTGGCTTATCTGGAAGAGTTTCTTCTATATAAGAGGTGAACTCAGCAAAGTTCTTTCTAGGAATTTCAATACCACTGGCAAGTTCATGTCCATTTGCTTCAGCCAACTGACTGTTATTACACATCTGTCGGAAGTCTTTTACACCAACTGCTCGCATAGATCCTGCATATGTATCTTCATTTTTCTTTAGCACAAGAATCGGCTTCTGGTATTTTTCAAGCAATTTGTTTCCAATTAACCCAGAAATACCATAATCAGTGTCGATAAAAGTTGTGATCATCTTTTTATCACTCTGAGCCTCACACTGTTCCGTAATCATTGGCATCAGCTGTGCAACCTCTTCATTCTGATCTTCTTTGCATTGCTTTAACTGTTTAATATATCCTCGTAACTTTTTATTGTCATCTTCAAGAAAAGCATTTAGAGCAATTTCATTCTGATCCATTCTGTTGGCAGCATTAACCAACGGTGCAATACTAAAAGCAACTGCTGTGCTGTTGAATTCAAATCCACCAATAATCTTCTTAATCGCAGGATTTCTAATTTCTTTCAAAGCTTCGGATACAATGTAACGATTCTCCATTACTCTCATATCCATCATATCTGCAATCAGCCCAACGCCTGCTAGATCGACCAAATCATCTGCATAATCTGTACCATTCTGCTCATCAATATACTTGCAAAACTTCCAAACAACACCTGCGCCAGATAGCTGTGGATTTTCATATTCTCTCTGAGAAGAAACTAATGTGCAATAGTTGTCATAAGGCACATCTGGATCGATGGCATGGTGGTCTAACACAATCACATCAACTCCTGTTTCTTTTAAATCCTTATACTGAGTCTCGTCTTTATCCAAACTATCAACGACAATCAGTAAATCATACCCATAAAACTTAGCAATGTCCTGATTTGCTAATCCATGCTGTTTGCTTCGGTTAATGTATACATCTACTGGATTTTCTGTCATGTTTTTTAAATATCGTGTCATAATAGCACCAGATGTGATACCGTCAGTATCTGTATCAAAATGTACTGCAATACGTTTATCTTCATTCACCGCACTCATCACGAGTCCGTATGCTTTATCAATATTTTTTAAGTCATCAAGAGGAAGTAAATCATCTTCCGTAGGATTTAGAAAATGCTCTGGATCGTCAATACCACGCTCCTGCATGATAATTTCAAATACCTCATCTTCAAAAAATCCTCTGCAATCGTTCAAAATGTTATATTTCTTCTTCGACGTCTTCATCCCCTATCATTTTTATTTCGTTTTCTAATATGTAATTTAACTTGTCTTTTCCCATATCGGACGGTGATACCTTATTGGAATACTCACTTAAATTAAAGTCCCAGTATCCTAACTCAATCTCAGCAAATCTTGAATATCCTTTTACCATGTCAATATTTCTCATGATATTCTTAATATCATAGCCAACGTCATGCATAAATATTACTTTTTTAGGATTTAATTCCAATAATAATTGCACCTGTTTCTTGCTGATTGTTCCACTGCCAAGTGCCACACAGTTTCTAATTCCATATGTAAAACACTGCATTACAGATTTCTCTGCCTCAAATATCAACACAACACCGTTGGCTAAATACTGATAATTCTGAGAATATCCATATAATGTTTGAGACATTTGACACGGAACATCGTAGAAATATTTCATTTCACCATCTTCAACGTCATAGTTAAATCTTTCTTTTACGCCAATTAGTTGTCCTAATTGATTTCTAATCGGAATTGCGATCCCTTGAGATGATGTATCAAACCGAATGCCAAAAGTTCTTTGTGCTTCAAGTGATATATTATCTTTAAGGAATCTTAAATTCCCTGCATTATTGTATTTATCTAATATAGATTCATCATAAGTTTGGATTCGAACTACATTGTGATTTCTAATCCTTTCATAAAATCCGCCAAAAATACCTTGTCTATCAAAGAAATCATAGTAATCAGTAATCCCTAAGATTTTTTTAACAACTCCTAAAACCTCTGCAAAATCAACTCCACGTTGCTGCATAATATATGAGAACAAATCTTTTTGGATTGCTCTAGCATAATCATGCACAAACAACGCTTTGTTATTTTTCAGATTGATTACTATGGACTTCTTTGAAGAGACCTCATCTCGACCAAATGACATATATGTGTTTCTGATCACTACATGACAATAATCAAAATGCTCCAAGACTTCTCTTATTTTTTCAGGATTAGACAATAGTTCTTTTTTTATATTGTCTAACATATATCACACCGCACATTTTAATTATTTGATTTCTCCATGTTTAAATCTTGCCTGCGCAACTTCTCTAAAGATACAATGATCACCATCGAATTTAAGTAGATAACCAACTCCTGTATCTGATGAGTTTGAACCGCTTCGACATTTCTCAACAAATAAAGCTCTCCACACCGCAGTACGATCAGGATGATATTCTTCCTCAATCCATTTATCATTAACTTTTTTTAGCCTAAATGGACGACAATAGAATTTACTCTTTTCATCAAGTTCTTCGTCATATACAGTCCTCATCAAGAAAAGATTCTCTAATACTTCTTTGATCTGTTTAGAGTTTGAAAGAACAGAACTATCAAGAAATAGCCTTCCTCTCATATACTCTGCTAACTGCACAGATGCCAACATGATAATGTTGTATTTTTTTGCAAGTTTATCTAACTCTCGACTGTCATGAACCAAAGATAAGTCAGTACGATTGCCTTTAAAATCTCCTTCTTGAATCTTAAAAGTGTCATACAACACTGTGTCATATCCATAGCGAAGTACATGCTCTCTGATTTTCTTTTTAACAACAGTCATGTCAGCATCATTGATAAGTAAGAATTTTACCCTACCTTTATACTGTTCTCGCCATAACTGTTGCACGTCTTTTAGTTCTCTTCGGCTTGCATCATCAATCTGTCCAGACATCATTTTCTTCTTTGTCAGCTTAAAATAACGATTATGCTTCGCTAAAAGCCAGATCATAAACTTGACTTTAAATTTCTTTACTTTTTCTTCGTTTGAAATGATCAATACTTTCCTATCATAATTCAGCAATGCCATAAGCAAAGTGATAAACCATGTTGATTTACCTGCACTACTGAATCCACCCATCATAGTGAGCGTTCCCTCAAGAATACCCATGATCTGTCTGGATAAGAACGGAAAGCAGTTCATTTCTTCGCCATTAATATCAATCCCTGCTACATCGAAAGGAACTCCATTTTCTTCCCCTTCAACGCAAGAATCAATAAAATCATCATCGAAATCAATTTCTTCTTCTTCCAGAATCTTACTGGAATATCCCGTACCATATGTACTTAGTCTTGCATCATACCAATCTGTAACTTCCTCGGCAGTCATTCTTCTGAAAAGTGTTACTGGTACAATTTTCTTGCCGTCAATGTCTATCTCTTTGAACAGGTTGAATCCATCATCATACATTTTTAGCATAGTGTTTTCTCTATACAAAATGTCGATATACACATCAAAATTCTGCGTGTTAATGATATCTATCTGATGTTGAATAGAATCCCATCCTCCCATGTCAGTGTATCTTTTTATAGCGTTCTCAGACAGGTTGGATAAAATCGTGATTTCATCCAGAGAATAGAAGCCCTGTTCACGTAATTTTTTGAGCATAGAAAAGTAAAAAAGCCCATCTTTTGTAATGAAATCGTGCTGTTCGAATGTGGTGTCATCCAAAAGCAACATATCTTTAAAAAAACAACTGATTACATTTCCCTCTGCCTCCATGCGACCTTTTAATAATTTTGACGGATATTTGTCTTTAACTCCTGCAACAAAATCTGCTATTCTTTCTCACCAACTTCCGTCAAAATATCGTCAATACATCTACGAGATTTCTTTTTCTTTTTGTATTTAGTTTTTTCGGTTCCGATATTTTCATTGATCTGTTTGCTTACATCATGGTGCTTAACTGTAGCTTGTTTTCTCTGCGGAATCTTTTCGTCAGAATCCCTATAATCAACCAGACTATTTTTTAAAATTGCTGAAAAGTATTTAATCTTAGCAAACTCGCTATTATATTCTCTCCCAACAATTCTTGTTAAATATTCTTGATTGTCATGCAAGTATTCTAATATCAATTTAAATCCGTAGATCTTGCCGAGGGCATTTACTTCCTTATTTAATACAGTATTCGTCACCGTATATCCGAAAATATCATAAATACAATAATATGCATCATTCCTATTTTTGCGGTTTTCCATCATTTTATTATACTCAGCTTCTGAGCAGTAGTAGGCATTTGGTTTACCTTCTACTGCCACTTTAAAAGCTTCGTTTCTGTCTACTTTTTTGCCGCAAATTCTACATTTTACAAGCATTGTTCAGACTCCTATTTCAGCAGATCATACATTTCTTTTAATCCATCATCATCAACTTCGCTAAGTTTTCCATACTGCTTAATGATGCCTTTAACTTTTGTTTTTAATTCTGCATCTTCACAAGTTTTGCACAATTCTTTTACACATTCTCTTAAATCTTCTGGGTAGTCATCTGATACGTCTTCATCAATGACATCTTCCATTAAATCTTCGTCAGCTTCTACGACATCATCTTCGATAACATCATCGATGTCTTCCTCGATCTCATCTTCTGGCTCTGGCTGAGAAGTTGGCTTTTTAGTTTTTTTAGAAAGAACTGTTTTAGATTTCTCCATTCCATCTTCTACCACTTCAATGAAATCTTCTCCCATGTTTCCTTTGTCAAATACCATATATTCAGGAACTGCATCAGAAGCAAACCTACCACCAGCATCAATTAATGTTGTTCCACGGAAATAAAGTTTTCTAATTTCATCTGTAGCATATCTTTTAGCCTTATCTCCTTCGCCTCTAACTTCAACATTTCTGTCAATGACACCAGTGAAAGTTACATCAAAGATATCACCAAAAGCAGATTCATAAGCACTTACAAGATTGGATGTTAACTGCTGGTATCCGTCTTCTTCTAAACCACCTTTTTCTCTGATAGTTTTGAATTTTGTATGAGCAATTCCCCAAACACCAATGCCAGCATCTTCAATATCGCCCATATAAGCTTTGATCATATCAGCTGTGTATCTCTGTCCTGCCTGATAACCACCCATTGCAGCGTTGATAGTTTTGCATTTTTTCTGTCCTTCTTTATTGCTGATTCTGATTGTTTCTTCTTCAAACAGTGGGCAAATTTCATCAACTGTATCAAAGCAAACAATCTGAATATTGTGTTTTACTGAGATGTATTCTGGTTTTCTCTTTTCGTTACGGACAATCTTGCCAGATTTATCTCTCTTGAATACTCTTTTGTTAATTAAGTATTCTTTAAGTTCGATCGCATCTTCATAAGATGTAATACGCAGAGTGTTGATGTTATCTAACATCTTTGTTCCTTTTTCAAATCCGCACTGTACGAGAAGTCCACATGACGGATCTCCATATTTTGCAATAATTACATCTCTGAATAATGTAGTCTTTCCAAACTTTTTAATGGATCTAAGATAGATTGACAGGTTTTTAATATCTGGTTTAATTTCGTTAATTACTGGTAATTCCATATGTATAATTTCTCCTTTTAAAGACAGTGTTTTGTTTCATAAATCATCAAGCGAGTAAAGAGCTAAAAGCTCTAAACTCTAATCAAATAAATCTTCATCGTCATCACTAACTGATTCTTCTGAGAATAAATCTTCATTCTCATCAATCTCTAATGCAGGCACTTCCATATCTTCTGCCGTATAAACAGTGTCCTGAACGCCTTCTTTGATACCGTTGCGTGATGGTTTAATTAGCTGATACTCTTTGACTTTATCCCCATAAGCACTTCCGCCAATCGCCTTTTGAATCTCCTCCATAGTAATGATTCCACATTCAAGGTCATCTCTCTGTTCTTCTGAGAGCATGTCCTCTGTAAGTTCTACACGCTGAGAACCATTGATCATATCTACGACAATGCCGTATTCCATGTATTTATCTTCGTCTTCAACGATGAATTTTCTCTTTAATCCATTGGCTTTCTTATATCCGTTTTCGTCTTTTTCTTTATTAGGAACTGGAATAACAATTGTTGTTGGAACGGCTATTTTTTTCTTTCTGCTCGGAATGTATTCAAAAACAAAACCATTAACATAATATTTACCGTCTTCCTCAACGCTTGTTTCATCCAAACTCTCAGCTCCAAATACAAAACTCATTGTTGCTGTAGAATATGGTTCATCGTCATCTGCTGCGAGATAAATTCTGTTAGGGATCAGATTCTCATAAAATCTTTCTTTGTCATCAGAATATGAATAATCTCCACGTCCTCTAATATGGAAGTTGCAGTCATCATATTTGCCACTATCAATGACTTTTTTGATGAATTCTGCGTAATCCCATTCAGAAATAAATTCATGATGTCTTTTCTTGCTTTTCGCATACTCTTTTTCAAGTTCGTCTACAGACGTTAATCCAACTTCTGCAAGATCTTTATCTGTAACATCTTTACCTTCTTTGATTTTTTCTAAAGCATTTTTTAATTTGTATCTTCTTCCTGGTTTTTCTAAATCAAAAACAAATTTTCTGAAATCTGATACTTCTTCCAGCTTTGGAGACGTTAATCTGTCTTTAAAAGGAATCTGAATTTTTTCTCCATCTTTAATTTTCTTACCACTTGAGTTGTATTCTGGTTTGGAATATGTATAGACATCACCGTGTCCATCTTCGAAACTTCCTGCATCAACAGTTAACATATGTCTACTGTCACCGCATGTCACATTAAATAACAGTCTTCTTCGTACCCAGCCTGACTTTTCATATTTTGTCTCACTGTAAGGGTGAAATTTTTCTGTGTCCTTGCTAATGCTGAGCTTTCCTGTCATTTCAAAATTCATTAAATAGAATTCCTCCTCTTGTTATTAAATTTGTTTAGTTAATTTTTAGTTTGTAAATAAGTCATCAATTTATATCCACTGTCAACTCTGCCAAAGCCGACAGGAACAAAAAATAATTTTATCTGATCGTCTTACATTGTTATAATCGTTCTATTACGTTTATAACAAATGCGTCAAAAAAAATAATAAAAGTTGTTTGCGTTATTCAACTTTTATAATCTAGAAAATATTGTTGATCGCATTTTTTTAATCTTTTGTTGTATCGCTTGAAATGATGTACCAAACATTTTTGCGATTTCTTGATATGTATAACCTTTTGATTTTAAATCAACAATCATTCTGTCCTTATTATTTAGTGTGTAACATTTATCTTGAAAATTCAACTTGAAAATAATATTTTTTTCAAAATTTTCTTCATCTTTTAAAAGAAATGAATTTTCATTTTTGTCTTCATTCCAATCATCTAACATATGATTATATGAAATAGTATTCATATCGCCCTTTCTTCTCTGCCGAAATTTGTATTTGTTATATACCGTTATTTCATTTTGTATACATAAATACGCATATGTCGAAAATGATTTAGATCGTGTTTTATCATAATCAATTGCTGCCTTACATAACCCAATAGCAGCGAATCCATAATAGTCATCAAAATCTTGTCTGCGGATACCGCATTTTGTCATAGCAGAGTAAATCAAATTATGATTTTGTTCTACTAATCTTCTCTGTTCGTCATTTAATTTCAACGACATTTACTCCTTTATTTACTTGTGTTTATGTAATTATCCCTTGTAAAAAGGTTCCCATTGGTTAGGTGGGAATTTGTTTAATCTCCAGTCAGCAGGACAATTATAGATGATAGGACATATTTGTCTAGCTCCTCCATCCTGTAGTTCTAAAAATGGGCATTTAATGCTACAACCAAAATCATCTTTACTAAGAGTACAAATATCTTGAATTGTTTTTAGTGCAACAGCCACTGCTTCTTCCGTATACTCTCCATAATTTTTCTCACTCATAAACCTTCATCTCCTACTTCTTAAATGCTCGCCACGTAGTATCTGGATCATCATCAATCTCCCAAACACAAGGATCAGAATCTCTAATCGTGCAACTTGGCGCCCTTCCTGTCATTGCACATAATGGGCATTTTTCGCAATCTTCATCATTGCCATGAAGATAATACTCACATGTATCCTGAATTACATGCAATGCATTTAAAATTTCTTCAGATGTATATTGCTTATTTTCTTTTTTCACTATGTCTTTTCCATTCCTTTCTCCAATAATCATCTTCTTTGATATTGCCAAGTTTGACATATTGATCTGGCTTGATTTCTCCCAAATCGATCATATCAGAACTATAAATAGATAACATCTGCCACGCCAAATCTTCATCACTATAAATAATCAAATAAGCGTCTTCGTCGTCATTAATCAATTGCACTACATCATACTCAAACTCATTTTCTCTGCCTGTTGATCTACAGATAGACTCTGGCTTAATTTGACATCCGCACAGATTAGCATTCTCTCTTTCTTCTGATCCACATCTTGGGAATAACAACCACTCATTGCCGATATATGTTCCGACAAACCATTTATTACCACATTGGTTTTGTGCTCGACAATACATTCCATTGTCTTGATAAAATTTATTCATAAGAATTTACTCTCCTAGCTCAAGACCACATTCGTCTCTCTTAGCAAAATACTCAGATTCAACTTCATAGTGAACATCTTTATATAATTGATCATAATATGATTTCTGTAATTTGAAAAATGCAACCTTTAAATCATTTTCATAAAACTTACCCTGCTGTCCATTTTGAATTGTACGATATCCAATTTCTGGATGGTTATATGAAACTGAAATAATTGATCCATTATAACCAATGCTCATATGAATTCCTCCATTGACACTCGCACAAAATTTAACCCGATGTCCGTCAATAAACCCATACGGATGCCACTCATAATCATCTGGTGCAACAGCAGGTTCAATAACATCAAAATATTTTTCTAATTCATCTCCTGACATCACCCCAAGATGCACTCCATTTGCGCCAAATCTAAAATTAATAACATTTTCATCTGTATCAATCTTAACAATCTCGCATACCTCGCCAAGATTATCGAAGCATCCCATTGATTTCTTTAATTTAATCTTATGATCTGTTGTCAATTCATTAATATTAATCATGCTGCCACCTTACCTTTCTTACTAAAATGTTTGTTCCATGCATCAACCGCTTCTTGCTGATCGGCAGTTAGAGGATCGTTGAATCTTTGCAGCGCTTGTACGATTCGTCCATTTTGTATTTCAATCGTCACTAACGATTTGTCTGGTTCTTTTACTCTTCTCAAGAACATAATGTGACATTCGCCATCAATGACTCGATCTATGTAACTTGCTACACAATTATTTTGTTGTACCGCTTCGTCTTTAATGTCTTGAGTGGAATCTGGATAAAAGAATCTCAGTCCTTTATATGTAAATTCGTATTCTTTATTAATACGGTTCTTAAAGACTTCTTCCGAAAATTCTTTTTGCAATCTTTTGTAATTTCTTGTGACAATATCCATTGTTGTTTTGAAATGTCTTGGATATCTATCAAATTTATGACTGATTGCGTCCATCATACGGGCATAATCACGCAATTCTCCGAGTAACCAATTTATACTATTGGTAGCAGCTTCAAATGTAATTATTCTATCTATATAAACAAACACATCTGCAAGATTATAGCCATAATCCTGATTTAAAGCCTCCAAAATTTTCGTAAAACGATATCTATGATTATCCTCGAAGAAATTTATTAAATATTCTTTAGTTAATGTCATATACTCTGTCTGTAAAATCGTTTGTACATAATCTGGATACATCTTATAAAAATCAACAAAATCATTACTTAACAATCGTCTATTCTTCACACCAAGACAATAATTCCTTAACCATTTTGGTACTTCATTGATTGAATATTTAAAATCTTCTGTGATTTGTTTATGTGTAAATCCTATAGCAAAGAACTGCTCACATACCGAATATTTACTTGCATATTTAAACAATGTTCCTAAATTATAATCAATGAAGCCCCATGTAGTTCTTCCCATTTCACAATTTTTTCGCCAGTTTACATATTTTAAAAACTCTGCATAATGTGGATCGGACACAAATAATTTATCCAATTCATCAGCCGAATGCCCAGACAGAATATTATTTAAAGCTTTCACTTTCTTACCACTTTTGCCATAGCAATCACCATTTGATAAATCATATTTGCAAGTTTTACCATCATCCAGATGGAAAATAATAAACTTGCCTTGTTTTTCTGCTGTAATAGTGTTTCAACTCCTTTTCTACCACAATATGTAGTATATAATATTTATAGGCATACTATATATTGTTGTTATTTTTAACATCAAATTCCTATTTTATATCATTGCATTTACCCCCATGCTCGAATACTACAATGACCCATCTTAAGATAAAAATCATATATATATGTACATAATTTTTTCTCATCGTCAAATATCTTGTCAGACATTTGCACCCACCAAGCATGTAATCTTTTCTTTTCTGTATTCAAAACCAGTACAGGAATATGACGTTCATATGCAATTGCAATCTCCATAGATGTGCCAATGCTTTTCGGATCATTCGCATTTACTACAACAAGATCACTATTTCTAACAAAATTTGTATCAAATCTCATTACTTCTTTTTCTGTATCATGCAACTCTGTTTGAAAATTGTAATAATCAACAGGGTTAATAATATTAACTTCTTTCATATTAACATTAAGAATCCTACGCATAGCAATAATTTGATTGCAAATTCTTTCTCTCCAAGCATTCTGCTCTTCAAACGATAAATCCTGCATACCGCCTGCTAAATAAATCTGAAATACGTCACTCACTATTTCTTTCTCCTTTCACAATATAGGACTCAATCAATCCTTTTCTTAAGCGATCATTCATATCATGAATGGCTTCCTCAATTGTTCCGAACCTACATGAACAAATATGCTCTTTGGTCAAATTAACAAATGAATATGTTCCATCGGATTTATTCTTAAAAATAACCACCACTGATTCTTCCCCATTTGGCTTCTTGACAATAAATCTGAGCACACCTTTTGTTGTTTTATTCGGCTTCTGTTTTTGATATTCAATACAGATATTATAATCCGTTCTTGAACCTCTACGGACTGCATATGCCTTTTTAATCTTATGATCTTCATTGTCTGATGCAACATAATATCCTACCGTATCATATTCTAATTGTTCAATACGCTTCGCATTATCATAAATATTGATACATCCCCAATCCCCAACTCTTGTTTGCATCATTTCTTCAATAAATTCTTTAACGGTATATTCCTTGTCAAATTTTACATCTGAGTCACTTTTCAACAATTCAAACATCTCTATCACCTACTTTCTTATTAAATGTCTCTTGTAAATTTAACCAAAACCGCCCATCGTTAGCGAATCCATAACAATCTGCCATTGCTTTTGCAAATTCTTTCGTAACACTTTGTGATCCGTCAATCAACCCTTGAACATAATCAACGTCCATGCCGATTTTACTCGCCAGCTGATAAGGAGTCATGCCACCAGATTCTATAAATTCTTCTAAGCATTCGCCAGGATGAAAAGCAATTTCATCTCCAATCTTTACATACATATCACACCATCTCTCTCACAATTCGTTCATTTGTTGTCATCAAGAAGTTATTGATACGATCCCAGTCTGGTTCGTCTGGCAAATCAGTATTCATATAATCATAATCAAATTGATAAAGTAATCCTTCAATAAAAACATCGTATGACTGATTTGGGAAATATTCTGTATGCTCATTGTGTTTGCCAAATCTATATGTTTTATGCGTACTATTGTATCCTTCTTTGATCTTTACAAGATCTTTTCCTATGTCATCCATAGATCCAAACATTGTTCCGTTATGTAATAATTCAATGCCCTGCAACAATAATCGAACTGCATGCATCATTGATTTATTAGCGTATCGTTCTGCCTTTTGCTTTTCTTTCTCTGAATCTTTATTTTTATAATACTTAAAACTCGTTCGAGTCAGGCAATCACAAATATATCCTTTATATGCATGATAAACTCTCTTAGATAAGAACATGTCTCTATTTTTGATCAACTCCATACCAATATCGGATACATACAAATAGCGGTCTGGTGCAAAGTATAGCAACTCTAAAAATGTAGGATTGCCCTTGGCAAGCATATTAATCATCTTAATATGCGAATGTAACACGGTATCAATGTCTTTATGATCATCGGTCTTCTCAAGATTGTTCTGATTATTATTCAACAAAATCTCTCTTTTATCACTAAGGAAAACACCACGTAAATCAATGTCAGAATCCTCTGTATTTGTTCCATAGGCATAACTTCCACCTAATGTTAGAAAAGCGATTTTATGCGGATAATCTCGCAAAAAATCATACTCTGTAGACGAGTTTATGTAATCTTTCACTTCTTCAATTGTCATGGTCTCACCTCTCTTAACCACATAATGCTTTCTTAAACTGTACAATATTTTGACTAACCCACTGATGAGTAATTCCAAGTTGATTTGCAATTTGTCTTTGTGTTAAACCTTTCTGTTTTAAAACAATAATCTTTTTATTTCTTGGTGCCAATTTATCAAACTCATTTTGAAAATGTACCTTCGTAAGTACCTCATCTTCTACATTATCATTACTCATCAGCGTTGTTCCAATTGTAATATCATCTTCTGGCTCATATCCTGCCAATGGAGTATCTAACGATTCAGCATTCCTATTCATTCTTTCTGTTGGTCTGTGCCATTTTGTATAATATTGATTCACTTCTGAACGTAATACCCAGAAGAGATATGTACCAAAAGTTCCTTTAGACTCGTCCCATTTTAATGCCGCTTTACAAATTGCCATACGACCAAGATCCATATATGTATCAAAATCTGTAAATTTTGTAAAATACTTTTCATGTAAATGCCAAATTAGAGAGTAATTATCTTCAATCAGCTTTCGCTGTTCATCATTTAGTTTCTTCACATTTCTTAGCCTCCTGTTCTTTAATAAATTGCTCTACTTCATCTGTATAATTTAATTCAAAATATCTTTCAATATGGTAAACTACTGGAACTCCAGTATATTTAAAATTAGGAATACTTTCTTCTAATTTACTACAAATTTCAGACCTAAATATGTTTGTATATTTTTTTAAATCATGCATCGAATATGTTCTTTTAAAATATGGTATATCAGGAGTATTAAATAATCGCCATAAGAAACTGCTATTTCTATACTCTGTTAATTTACTGTCACGCAATACATCCATAAAATCTCTCATAATTTGAATTATCTTATCGACATCTTTTGATGCTAATTCAAATACTAAATTTTTTGATTCATCATAATATGTATAATCATCATATTTTGTATTCGAATAAATCTTATATACTTCATTTTCGCCTGATAGATTTGCTGATATATTATCAACACTCAAAACTTTGCCATTTTTCATAACTATTTCATTGCTACACAATATCGCAGGAGATGTTATGGAGAATTTATCCAATAAAACATATTGTGAGCTATGATTGAAATAGGGATTATGATTGTCAAAATTACCAAACATATCTGACAGCTCAATCCAATCTTTATTTTTCAATGAATCAATTTCCGTCCATTCATCTCCAAGACAAATACCACGAACTGTTTTTAAAACTCTTTTACCATAAATTTCAACATCTGCTTTCCAATCCGATTTCTCTGAAACGTCAATCATTGCAGATTTAATTTTCTTCATATTTTTTCTATCCATACATCACACTCCTAATACATATTTATCACTTCTAAATCCAGCTGCATTTGGATGACCACCACCACCATATTTCACAGCAAGCTCATACACATTTACTTTATCCTGTTCTGCGGATCGTAACTGATATTCCCACATACTTCCATTGAACGAGAAACCAATGAACATATCGTATTTAGAACCATCAATAGATTCAAAGAAATCAGAATTGATTAATGCTCTGTTGATCGCATAGACTTTATGTCCTTCAAATGTTGTTTCAAAACCATACGCTCTGAGATACTGTTTTGCAGAAGAAGATAGATAATCCTTAATCCCTAATCCATCTTCAATCATATAATCAGCCAATCTCTCAGCTTCACATAATCCCATATCTCCATTTAATTTATCCAATAAATAATTCATAGCATCAAAATCATATGACTCAAACGCATAATGGAACGCCTTGACATATTCTTCCGATTTTTTACTCCACGAGAATGTATCCCACAGAGCTGTATATTTTGCCAACTGAGGAGTATTTTTAGAGAATTCTCGTAATAAAGATATCACATATTTCTCATCCGTCCTCTCAATTTGCTCCCAATCTTCGTCACACATATATTTAAAATATAACCATGTCAGATTAGCTCCAGAAATACCTGCTCCAGTGATCCGAATTCCTTTTACATCACACTTGAAATCTTTATATGCTTCAATCGTAGATTGGTGATGATCGATCAAAAACACATTCTTTGTGATACTTAACAACTGCCACATCTCTTCTGGCTCAATACTGTAGTCTACAATAAATACAAATTCATCCTGTTCGATGTCATGAAACGGGAATTTCATGCCGTAATTAATTTTTCGGAAGTCCTCTGGTTCAAATGCTAAACCTCGCTGTTCACAAGCTTTTCTAACGTAAAAACCAGATACAATTCCGTCTTGATCAACGTGATAAAAACATTTCATTATTTTTCCTCCTTTAATTTATTATTAATAAATTTTGCACACTCTTGCATAGCATTTTTACCACTAAAAACTTTAGCTATTCCATTATCTTTACATAGATTCTCAACGGCTTTAAGATCATGTGCGATTGTGTCTCCGCTATATAAATTTAAGAAGATTGTTTTTTTTGGACGTTTATTTACATCATCTACTAATTCTGCTATAGAATATACTCCTCTAATTCCTTTTGTAATACCATACACGACATAATCTGCTGTTTCTCTTTCATAGACTTCTTTTTGCCTGTCTTTTTCACTCCAACCATGAGTGATTGGATTATAATAATTGCATTTAAGCATTTTCTGGAATTTATTTCTCCATTTCCATCCAGAAGTTGTACCACCTAAAAATACTTTCATTCTTCTTTCTCCTTCACTATTTTTACTTTATGACCAAGTTCTTTTTCAATTTCTGAAATTGTCATTTCTTTCTGACTTGCTTTATCGTTCATTATATCTACATCAGCATATGTACCTGATTGTCTTTTATAATAGAGGTGTGCAAGGAGAATATTAATTGCATCACTCACTTCCTCCTCTGTTGGTTGATGAAAATTCATTGCTTTAAGAATGTTGCGACATTCGGCTTCTGATAAAACCGACCAATCTACTGTATATGCAGGTATACCCAACATTGTACTTGTATCAATTATCGCAATCTGTAACATTTTATTCATCGTTACATCTCTCCTTTCTCAATTCCTTCTTTAATATTTCTATATACAAGAGCCTCTTTGGACTCTTTGTCATTGATTCCATTTCTTTCTAATAGCTTGTCCAATTCTTCAGGACTCAACCGATCAAAGAATCGTTTTATTTCTTGTTTACGTTTCTGCCTTGATTTCATAATGTTGTCTTACCATTTGGCATTTCCTATTCCCACTCAAAACGAGTTCCTTTGAATTTTTCATTTTGAATAGTCATCGGATCGTCTTTGTTAATTTCAATTTTCTCCATTAATTTTCGTGCTCGTTCAATATCTTCTTTCACCCAACCATTTTCTACTTCATCAATCAAACTTTGCAAATATTTCAATGAAGTTTGTGTATTCATAATAGTTAGTTACTCCTCACATTTTCGGCAATATATCAAGAAACCAGTGTCTCGTATCCTACCTCTCTCACGGTCATCTTTGTTTTCAAAAAATTCTAAAGAGTAAATATCACGAGTAGATGTATTAACTGGTTTGTCAAATTTGACCGACAGATATCTATATCCATATCTGTGTCCAATTTCATCTGTTCTGACGCTAGAAATCGTGCCTTGGTCATTGTTTCTAACTAAACCGCCTTTAGCCGCTGGCTTCATTCTATAAACATAAACTCTATCTCCGACGCTCAACATTTATTTACCTTCCATTTCTTCATAAAGTTCTCTGAATTTTCTAAAATCATCTGCACTGCCACCATTATCTGGATGGCTTTTCTTCATTGCATACTTCACTGCGTCCTTAACATCTGAACAAGTTTCTTCCTTATTATATGTACCATTTTCTTTGTCGTTCGCATCAGCCATGAACGACATCTTATCTAAGATCAAATTTACATTTGTCTGCCTCATCCGATCCATCTTTCTTTCGTATCTCAAGAATACAATCGCTCCAACGATACAAAATCCAATCGCATAGCCAATGGCAAACTCAATATTAGCTCCCATATTAATCACCTCACTTTAGATAAAACTCAGATTTTACTCTATTACATATCTTTTCTCACAGCCACATTTCTTACAGCGATAAACCTTCTCACACCTATAAGGCTTAGTTGATTTCTCACTCCAATATATATCTGAATTAAATATCTGTTCCCAATCATGTTTGCAGAAACAAGATCTTATATACCAAATTAATTTTCTCATTCATTATCACCTTCTTCTGGTCTTAACATAATGCCAAGACCTGTGCACATACCCGTAAGTTTCTTATCCATTGCCTTGATTCTTTTGTAGTTGTAATATGTCATGTATGGTACTCCAACACCAATTGCTACGATTACCATAAACGCCAATACCCAAATTATGTAAAACATTACTTCCATCTTATCGTTCCTTTCTAAGTTCTGTTCTTACTTCATACCACCAAACAGATACTTCAATTTGTTTTCTTTCTTCCTCAGTCACTCCCTGATCCTTAAGGGAATTGTCTGCAATTTGTTTTAATTCCCAATCACTAATATTAGGATCTGCATAGTCTGGTAACTGCCAGTGATCTTCTTCTAAACACATCTTAATAAGATCATCTACCATAAGCTCCAATTCTTTTTCAGTTTTTCCCTGTGTATTACATAGGAAATACGGAATATAGGCTATGTATGGAATTTCTTTAGGTGTCTTATCGTGAAATACAATCACTAGATACTTCATATTGAACTTATCTAATTTCTTATTTTCCACAATTACTCTCCTTTCTCTAAAGGAATAACTTTACCATCTTCATACTTACAATATTGGCCATCTTTACTGATATATGGACACATATAAGCTACATGTCCTCCTACATACCTGTAGTAAACAATCTTTGTTTGAGTATCATATTTTAACTCTCCATTAATGTCTTCATTGTAAATGTCTTATTGATTCCATTTTCGTCATAATACGATGAGCCATCGTCACACCCTGCTAACATACATCCCATAATTGTCGCCATACAACAAACTAACAATTTCTTTTTCATTGGTCACACTCCTCACATTTTTCTGGACTTGTTTCATTCCATGCTCTTATCGCTTTCATATTTGCCCTATTAATACTTCCTGGATCGGGAATTGTTTTAAAATTGTTCCCCTTAGTTGATAAATCGTAATGCCTATTTACTGTTACAGAAAAGCCACATTTTGGGCAATTGATTTTAACTTCATATATTCCTCTCAACCCACATAATTTATGTGTTTCATAATTAAGATCTGGACTATAAGACCACTTAACTTGTGGCTTTCCACCACATCTGCATTTATGTAATCTTGGATATGTCCATGGTGATTCTTTATGTGTTAGTAAATAATGATTTGTTGTGTAAATAATTACATATACTATCACAATCGAAAACATGATCAATACAGTTATCATTTCCTAACTACCTCTTCTAAAAAATCTCATCCAATGCTTCTTTAATAACTTCTTTGATATCCTCTTCTGTTAAGTCATAGTCATACATCATATCATCCATCGGAAGGTCTCTTTTCATACATGTAAACAAATACTCTGCAAGTCCTTCTGTGTCATAGCCTTCTACAACGTCATCCTTTTGCAAAGGCTGTTTCATACCATTTCTCATGTGATGTCCTAGTCCATGAGCGGTGATAATAACTTTGTTCCCTTTGGGAATTACATCTTTTCTTCCAAAGTTTGTTTCAAGTTCTGTTTCTCTTTGTGATACTAATATTTCTCCGATTTTATATGTACTCATTATTCATCCTCACTCTCTATATTAAATAGATATTTCATGATACGTTTCACTCCAACCTTATTTGCTGCATCCTCAGCAATTTCTTTAGACGTAAAATATATATCGTCACGTATAACACTCCATACACTTGTAGTTATGAAATCATCCGCATCGATATCATATCCGATTCTATAATGCTCATTTTCTCCATCCCATTCTTCTTGATCAGGATCATTGTGCTCATCAGCAAATCTCTGAAGCTCGGTCTTAATTTTCTGTTTTTCTCTTGCAATGCTAGCTTCTTCTTTAGTTCTGAAGCAATTCCCCATAGAATATCTTCCATAGTCTATGGGACCATTTACCCATTCACAATTATCAACTTGTCCATCACTACTTATGTACCAATACCAGTCTCCGTATTCGGGCTTCCAAACTTTAGGCTTTGATTTCTTTTCTTCTTTCGGTTCCGATCTTTCACAAAACTGCTCAAATAATGATTTAAATAAATTCTGTTGTGCTTCAGATAATTTCGAAATATCAATTGTTTTTGTTGCACTCATTTATCTCCCCCTCACTTTCAAATTCTTCAATCTCTCGCCATGCCAAAACACTTTTGTCGCTATAGTAACTTGCCCTTTTAGCTGTCGCATTTCTCCATCCACAAGAATCATGCCATGTTCTGTTTACACAACCACCCTTTACGGTTACTAAAACATCTTTGCTATCTTCTGGCAGATCGTCAGGATTCTTTCTTAAGTCATGCCATCTATACTTTTCTTTATATTCTTTTAGCTCTTTGAGTTCTCCCAGCCACTTTGCAAGCTGCTCATGATTTAAGGCGTAGCCAAGAAGTCTATCAAGTTCTTCATCGTCTGGATTCGCATGACACAATATGGCTTCTGTATATTTCTTTATTGCCATGTCATTTGCGCATTTGATAGTTTCTTCTAAATTCATTTGTCTCTCCTCTCTAATCAATTTCTGCGATACTTTCTACAAAACAGTTGTAATAAATATATCTCTTACCTTTGTAGTCAAACTTGACATATCCACCATCATTTGTATCAATATCAATTTTTCCTTTATATTCAGCAATCTTCTTACCGTCTGCCGTATATATTGTAATGACTCTTTTCATACCGCCATTCCAATCGCTTTTCATATCAACGATTTCTCTCTTGAATCCTGCACATCCTGTCATTGATCCTAAGCAAATCGTTACTCCTAATACTGTTGCTAAAATTTTCTTTCTCATTTATTTTACTCCTTCTTCTTTATAGTAATATCCATACAAGCAGCAATCTCCAGAATCCCATGTGTCGTAATAACAACCGTCTGAAATTGCAACTACATGATTCGCAACATTTACCAAGTAATTGCCTTGCTTATGATCTTTTGCAAAACTTTCAACTGTTGGTCGTTTAGATCCTTTTCTGTTGCTTATGCCTTGATAAGCAAATCCGTTATCAAATAAATATTCCTCATAACATCTTCGTTCTGATGGCATACACTGCATATCTCTTGCATATGGCAATAAACCATCAAATGTTGCTAACCATTCTTTATTAAGAATTTTTGTTAATGCTCTAATCACACAATCTGAATGATTGTCTTTTGTATCTTTATCGTTTGGTTGATAATATCTGTAAATTTTATTTAACATCCTTTCACTCCTTAACTTTCATTTCTTGAAGATTATCTTTCATTTGTTGAATATAATATACTACTTCTTGTACATAATGTCAATACAAAATCTTCAACTTCTTGAACATTTTATTTTACATCTAGTATATAATATGCTACAATATAAACATGGAGGTATATCGTATGATAAGTTATAAACCGCTTTTCGTTACATTAGCGAAAAAGAGTATGAGAAAATCTGATTTGCGAACCGCATTAAATATGGGTCCTGGCACGATTGCCAAGATGGCAAAGAATCAATATATTAGTCTCGAAAACATTGACAAAATTTGCTTATATCTTGATTGCAAAGTTGAAGATGTTATCGAGGTCATACCAAACGATTAATCAAAAAGACTTTGACCATTTAGGTTAAGGTCTTTTTTAGTGGAAACAACAGGAATCGAACCTGTGTCGGCAATTTATATGTGATGAAAAATTAAAATGTAAATAAATAAAATACTTATATGGAGATAGAAAAATGAATGTTTATGTATTGCCTGCTCTGCCAACTGAGCTATGTTTCCATGACTGGCACTTTATATAACTATATATAGTTGTTTAATAATTTGATAACCACTATATGTTGTGGTTTATAGTGTCATAAAATGCCAGTTTTAATACAAAGACTATCTGCTAATATGTAATTTCTTAAATTATTTCATCAAATCCTGAATATTGATCATAGATTTGTTATCACCAGATACTTTTGGAACTTCACCATTCCATTTTTCAATCCACTGCTGAATCAAGATCTTGTTTGTCAGCTGTTTCTCTAAGATTTTGTTTGCATCAGCCTCTGCTTTAGCATTAACTACCTTAGTTTCAGCATCTTTCTTTGCTTTAAGACGATTCTGTTCTGCTGTTTCTACACGTTTCTTGGCAACTGCTTCGTCAGCGATCGCTTTCTCAATTTCGTCTCCTGCGTTCATATCTTTAATAGTCAGCTGCACAAGCTCGACGCCTTCATCTTTAAGCATGTTCTGTAAATCTTTTGTAGCTAAAGAATAAATCTCATTTTTCTTAGCCCCAAGAGTATCAATCACATTGTACTGAGTAACTACTGTTTCAATACTCTTCTGGGCATAGTTGCTAATAATATTCTGCTTTAAGTTGTCAAGTGTTGTGTATCTCTTGTATACCTTAAAGGCATCTTTCTGATTAACACGGAACTTGACATTCACTTCAGCTTTTACAAACTGTGCATCTTTGGTCTGAACATTTACATTCTTAATTGATCTCTCTTCTACAGTAGTTGGAATAAGAAATACCTTATCAATTGGGCTCTTAAATGTAATTCCTTCATTTAATGTCTTGCTGCTAGTTCCACTGAACGCTGACCAACGGATTCCTACATTATTAGACGGCACATATACGATACATAATGTAAGTACCCATAATACGAATGGGATTAAAGCATATAACATTTTTTTGGATGGCTTAAATTTTTCTTCCTGAAAATCATAGCATCCAACTCCAATCAGTACGGCAGTACCAATCAATAATAATCCTCTAAATAAAAACATCAACATCTATAAAATTCCTCTACTTTCTTTGTTTTTGAGTTTAACAGATAGATTGTATTTATTTATCACAACACCATATACAGATGTCATAATCTAATTACTAAATACACCCACCACATGAGTTAGGGCGAAAATCTTCTTCGTTGATTGCTTTGAAGATCTGGCGCTGAACATCAATATCTGTTGTAATTTCATCTAACCAATACTTATTAGACTCAATCCATTTATCTTGTTTCAGTCCGTCATAATATGATTCCCATTCTACATCCCAACCCTTAAAATACCATCGCTCATATTGCTTATACGTATTCATAGATTCTGTGCGTAAGTCTTCTGGAATCTTATCTGTAACATCTTTACCATCAACATAAAGCTTCCATTCTCCAATACAGAGTGCAAAACTACGACCTGTCCATTTTGCTTTAACTTCCATATTTAATCATCCAACTCCATTCCTGCCTCGATCCACATTCCAGATATAAATTTAGGCATTGGAGCAAGTTTAAATACATTCTTCTCATGCATTTCATCAATGATCTGTCTCACTGCTTTATCCTTGCATTCACCTGTTCTGATATATTTATCCAACACTTCGTATGTAAATCCGAGATTATCTTCATCTGTCTTGCCACATAACCCATCAGTAGGAATTTTATCAATTAGTTCTTTAGGAAGTCCCAAAACTCTACCAATTGCTTTAACTTCTGTTACAGTCAGATCAGCAAGTGGAGCAAATGATCCAAATCCATCTCCGCCATAAGTCGCATATCCAACCCAATCTTCAGATAAATTGCAATTACAACTGACCCTTCCATTCATACTCTGTGCAAAAGCATATAATGTTGCCATTCGGATACGAGCAGGTAAATTAGTAGCACTCTGCTTACTCCATTTACCATTTAATACGCTTGATACTTCATGCTTGATACTTAAACATGGCTCGTAGATATTAACCGTATAATTCTCAATGCCTAAGTGATTACACAACATCTGAGAATATTCAATATCACTCTGCACACCCTGTGGCATCATAACTCCAATTACTCGATCCTTACCGAGTGCTTCTACACACAAGGCTGCAACCACTGACGAATCTTTACCGCCTGAAATTCCTACAACGGCATTACACCATCTTCCATTAACTTTAAACCAATCTCTAATCCACTGTACTAACCTGTCTTTGGTTTCTGCTGCATTAAAACTCATGTTTTATATCTCCTCTCTTAAAATTCTCCTTCGTTTAACACTCTTCTAATCTCCTGTAATGACTGCTCTTTTATCAACTTGCCATCTCTAAATACTGTCTCAAGCAGATTATTCATTGGAAGATTTTCTGAAGTATATCCATCTTTAAATGTCAATTTACCGTCTGATCCTGTATAGACATGACATAAACCTCTCTGAGATTTCTTAAATCCACCATCTTTTGGATTCTTAAAAATTGGATATGGTTTACCATCAATCTCGCAATACGTTGCCTTGATGCAGCTACTAAATGTATCTCTTGTAAATGGCTTCAGAATCCCATCTTCTTCGATACACTGGAATGAGAATGATCCAACGCCAAGTGCAACATTGCTTGCTGCGAATCCATTTTTTTCTAAGATGTCATAAATCTGCTCACATCTCTGCACTGTAATTGAATCGCCATAAATTGCTTTTACATGAGGATCTAAAACTTTATATCCTTTACTATTTGTCGTTCCCCCAAACTTTTCCCATAACTTAAATACCGTTCTGGTTACTACATCTACACAATCTCCTGAGTCACCTCTGACAAGAAGACATCCGTTGTGATTCATAATCTCATTTTTAAGTTTTGGAAGAATCTTCTCTACAACATTCCAATAATCATAAGAATCTAACACTGCGGAAAAGCTTGTGTTTGGGTAAATTTCTGTAAGCAATCTTTTAATCAGAGTCTCTTCATCTCTGTCAATCGCATAATTACTACACATAACCGAATGCTCAGTAGACGGACTACCAAAAGCAACTGGTTCTTTCGTACAATCACAGTTATAATTTCTCTCTAAATATGGAATTGTTGGAACCGTAGCTGTATTTAAGAATGATAAACACCATCCTGCCCCTGCTTTAACCGCAGACTGTAAACATTCTTCGCCACGAAAATCGAAAGCCCCTAATGCCTTAGATTTTGGAATATCATCATCACAAGTCATTTCATAGAACTTGTTAACAATCTGTCTGTATGTATGTCCAACAGTTGCAGCGATCATCGGATGCCACATTTCTGCTGAAATTAAACTTTCTAATGCCTGTGGTAACCATGCAAAATCTTTGTGAGTATTCTCAATACTAAACATCGGCACATGCATTGGTACTAAAGTTCCTTCAGGAAGAGCCTTAATCTCAATCGGAAGATAGCCAAGATCATATAAATCTTCGATTTTCTGTAATCCATATGTACCTTTTCCAAGAGCTGCATCCATTACTGTCTTATAAGTACCAATTGCTTTGTTTCTATATTCAAAGAAAAAATACTCATTAAAATAATCGACCAAATACTCTTTAATGAATCCTTGTAATCCAAACATGGCTACTTCGTTCCATCGTTTTACCCTGCTCATACGTGGAGTAAAATAAGAAACAGATTTTGTAATACCTTTTGGTAACATTTCAGCATGAACCGCTTTGTAAAAATCAATTAATAACATTGGATTTGTCTGTTTCATAAATCTAACACCTCAACTTTCTCATGTTCTTTTGTAAAAATACTACGTGTCGTATACACTTTTTTAAACAAACTATCTTCCTTTAATAATTCGCCATCAAGAATTGTATTTTCGCAGTGACTAACGTATAAATACATATCTTTACAACCATATTTGTTTAATTCTTTTGATCCATAATAGAATGTGCCACCCTTACTACAAATATCATCAATCATTAAAATTGCTGTATTCTCATCTAATTTATCTGTATCTCCATGAATCTCAATACCAAGAATTTCTCCTGTCTTCCAATCACGATTTTTAATTCCATAGACAATCGGATAATCATCTGATACAAATTCAGAATATCTTTTTAGTGATCCGCTATCTGGGAAATAAATTACAAGATTTCTTGATGGTTCTGCTTTAAGGACTTTGCTACAAGTTTGTGTAATATATGATGCTCCACGGATTACTTCTACATGATCAATCAATGCAGTAGATACATCGGAATGTGGATCAGTTACAATAACTCTTACAAATCCAAGACTATTAATAATTTCTGCAAAATATTTTAATGTAAAGCATTCGCTTGGCTCTTTTACTCTGTCAAATCTTGCATTTGGTATATACGGCATCACTAATGCTTGTTGTAACCACGGAAAATGTTCTTTAATATTTTTAGAAATACACAACAAGGAAAACAACTCTTTATCTGACTCATATAACCATGTGATATACGCTGTCTTGTTTTCTATGATTTCTTGAGATATCACACCTAACGAAAAGTCAATTTTCTGTGTTCCGTCTGGGAAAGTCTCTGGAACAACTGGTACATCACCAATGCTAATCATCCTTCATCACTCCTTTACTCATTGATTACTTCAATCTGGCACATCTTCATTGCTTCGAGTGCGTTCTTGTGACTCTCTGGTGTTACACCTGCGCAGCACGATGCATCTACAATAATTCTTGCTTCTGGTAATACCGATTTAATTAACATCGCATTTGAAATAACACAAATATCGGTACATAATCCAACTAATGTAATTTCAAGATCTGAAGTATATTTGTATTCTCTCCTAAAATGATCTGCTAATCTAAATGAACCAAATGTAGGTTTATTAAAATACCTTCTTACACTATCAAATCCTCTTTCTTCAATAACTTTCAAAATATCTTTATTGATATACCATCCATCTTCAAGAAAAATACAATGTTTTACTGGTAGCTTTATTCCCTCTTGTGTATCTAAATAATCTTCATCATGTGTGTCTTTTGTTACATACAAATCTCCATCTTCATCAAAATTACGAATTTTCTCAACTACTTTAGGTACGATTTCTTGTGCCTCTTTCGTTCCTAAACTCCCATCAATAAAGTCATTCTGCATATCAATAACAACTAAAATTTTATTATTATCCATTTTCTAATTCTCCTTCCTTTAAATTACTGTTTTATTAATCAAATAATCCATACCCAAAGTGCTGTCTCAGTTCATGATTCCAACTATTAATCGATTCAACTTTTGGCTCTTGGACAAGCTTATATCGAAAATCTTCAGGCATAGACAGTGCGATAAAATTCATAATAAGTTTTGCACAGTCTTTCCTTTCTTCGATATAATACACGTCATCTTCTTTATAAAAATCAACCTCTTTAAAACATCCAGAATTATTTAAAATTTCAAATGCTGTTTCGCTCATTCCTGATTCTTGATACTCTGTCCAAATCAGTCTCTTACTTATATAACCAAGACCTAGACCCGTATAATCTTCATCGTAACTAAAAGCTACTCCTAGCTTTTTACAACTGTCTTTATACGCTTGTCGAATTTTATGAATATCATAGTTACAATCAAATAAAAAACTTTCTGATATTTTATGCCCATCTTCCGACCAATCGCCTAATTCTAATTTATAAATCATTCCAGTCTCCTTTCTTTAAGCACCCACCCGTCAAATTTGACGGGCAGGTATATCATCTTAATCTTCTAACGAATCAATCATCGCACGTAATTCTGCTTCTGACATCTTCTCAATAGCCTCATCCTGTTTCTTGGAAAGAGCATCAATATATTTTTTCTGTGTTAATTTTTTATTAATACGTTCCTTCTCAGCAAGTCTCTCATTACGTTTTGTTGTAAAGATATACTTCACAATACCAATCGCAGTCGTTAATTTTGGATCAACATTTGCATCATCCAACAGACTTTCTTCTGAAGATTTAACTTCCTGATCTTTCAGATTTTTATAAACCACGTCTAAATCTTTATCAGATAAATCCCATAAATCTTCTACGGATAATTCTCCCTTTGTTGATGGGAATCTCATTTTACTTCTTGTTGCCATTTCAAATAAATTTTCTGTTGTCATAATTCAATCTCCTTTTTATGTTAAAATTTAATCTTAAGAACTCTTTCAGTTGCACCCTTGACTTTAACAATCACATCATCTCGCTTTGTAGAGCTAAATCCAATTCCTGATAACTGGTTTGGATCATCTGCGACATGCATCTTATTTCCTAAAGCCTCGAATACTCTCTTGTGCTGTACTAATTCCTGCTTCAAAAACTCATTGAAGAATCCATTTGGAGTATCTTCATTTACACATCCGTTTAACATGAATAGATAATGTTTATGCCCAATACCTGTCTGTTCGTCCCAATAGTTAGGCGAATAACACATTACTGTTACTGGCACAAACTGGTTTGTATTGATTCCCCAGATTTCTCTTGAAGATGTTGTTGATGGAAGTTTCTCTTTGATTGTGAACACGCCATCTTTTAATGTAACTGTAGCCACTGGTACGTTCTGTCCTTGTCGTAAAGGCTGATCGTATTCAAATTCATAAATCTGACCATCAAATTCAATCTCTGCTGTAAATCCTGATGTACCGTTGCTATGGCAATAATTGTGTACGAAAAATTCATAATCTCCATCAACCATCTTGGATTTATCTGCCCATGTGATATTTTCTACAGCAGGTTTCCCCTTTACTGGATTAATTACATCAACATCAAGTCTGCCTTGTGTTTTAGAGTCAACCATATGACTAAAGAAAATATGCTGACAAGGTGTTTTACAATGCGCATCAAAATCATCCCTATTCCAATCTTTTCCTGCGTTCCACTGAATTGAAAATCTTAAAATTCCATCGACTGCTCCACCTGCGTTTTTAACTCTTTCTTTCATTTCGCTATCTGTCATATTCCCTGAGTATGCCCAACTGAAAGGATTGTTCCACTTCATCATATTCTTAGCATTTTTGTTTACAGGTGCGATCAGTGAGACCATGTTCTTCTTATGTCGATTTTCAAATAAAACTTCTAATTCTTTTGCTGTTGGAAGAACATCTGATACAAATTTCTCTACACTAATTTCTTCTACTTTAGAAAATTTCTTAGGATTTACAGCAACTTCCTTGCTCATTTCATCAAAAATATCTAAACCGCCCTGGATACGTGGTGCTGCATCACGATTACAAAATAGAATATTATTCACTGTGATATCATCAAGTCTTGCAAATCTACGCTGTAATGAATCCATATATCCTAAATCGGTTACAGTTTTCTTTGCATCCTCAAGCATTTTCTTTGTAAAGATTGCCTTTGGTCGTTTGTAATTCGCAGGAGCTACAACATTTTCATAAGCCTTTACCGCATTGTCTAAGTCCATACCTTCGCTGATATTTACAAGCAACGTACCAATACTATGATTTCTAATACGACCAATTACATCTCCGATCGTCATGGCTTTTGTCCATGTGTATGTATCTTTTTCTTCATCAGACAAACCATTGTATTCTCGCTGATATTTTCTAAAATCTTTTAATACTCTTTCCCATTCCTGTCCTCTGTAAAGAGTGTTTGAAGCAATCAGTTCTAACACTGTATCAACAGCTTCTTCTGTGATTTCATCAAGTGATCTTTTGAACACATTCTTTCGATCTCTAACTTTTGCTTTTGCTGTAGGAATATCGGATTTTCTTTCTAGTAATCTCTCTGGAATCGGTGTATACATATGAGTCCATTTGATAATCTGCTTATCTTCTGTATACTCATTTGTACTTTTTACTCCAACTGTATTTGTAAAATGTCTCCAAATATCTTTAATTGGCTTTGATTCTACATATGTTCGTAAAGCATCAACTACTGGCTGAAATACTACATCATCGGTATCAATCTCCCAGATCGTATGAATCTTGCCATCAACAATTGCCACAGCTCCACCGATTGTTTTAATAAAGTTTCGGCAATGACCACAGTCATATTCTCGTCGTTTGCGATACATTTTGTTTGTTCCTTCAGGGAAACTACTCAGATATGCTTCCCAAAGTTCATCCTTATCAATATCGGTTTCATACAATGTAGAATTGTTTTTCTCTACATAATCGAGCATCTTATTTAAACGCCCTGACAATTTGCTTAAAAAATTGCTCCAGTTTTCATTCATTGGTGTGCACATAATTTATCTCCTTTTCATTTTGTTATTTAATTGCTACGAAAACGTCTTCCTGTTTTCTATCATTAATATAAATTTTCCTACATTTAAGTTCTGGAAAATATTTCTTTGCTAATTTCTTAAATTCATTAGCAAGCTTTTCATCTTCTGGTGTATAATGTAATTTGTCATCTGAAAAGCTAGGTACTAAACGATCCACCGTTCTTCTTAAGAATTTTGCATAAGGCAAACCTTTTCGTTCCTCTTCTCTCTGCTTATCATTCTCGATGATCTCTTCCAATTTGCATAAATTTTCTGTTACTTCAATGCAGCTACTTGGATATTTCACATATTTGTTTGTCCAGAAGTCAACTGCATCATGAGCACCTGCGTTGCCAAACAGGTATTTTAATACACAAGTCTTGAAACCTTCTTCTCTGTTAAATCTGTCGAATCTGCTTGTATAAGCAATAGTTTCAGTACCACAGTTCCAAACCACCTTAACCATACCTTTGTAAAATTTAGCCTTAGTTACTGGTTTACCACCTCTTTCGAGTGGCTTACCATTACTATCTAAAACAGGTTCCCTAACTGTCATCTCTTTGTCTACATAAATAACTTTTTTGATTTTGTCTTTTAATTTTTTTGTATACATTTCTTTCTCCTCTTCGTTTCCTGTAAGTTCACTCATGATTTCATCCAATTTTTCTGACGCAAATGTTAAAGTTGCACTCATTTCACCATTCCAATCAATATGTGTTGGTGCATAAGGACTCAACCCACGGTCGTCATGTATCATCCATGATTTCCCTGCGGCTGAAAGCTCACCAACCTCATTCTTTATTGGTTCTGACATTGCAGTAATTGGTTTTTGCTGATAGTGTGGCAGAGCAGACACTCTTCTTTCTGAAAGTGACGGCAGGGTTAATGTATCAACCTGTATTTCGTCGGCTGAAATCGTACCTGTCTGAATCTCAAGATTTTCATTCATTGTTCTTAATGATTCTTTTCTTGTTATGGCAATTACCGCTTCTGTTGACCGTATATTCTGATTTCTATACTGTTCTTTTCCATACCAAAATGGAACAATGATCAATGCCTCATTATTCGCATACACATCCATTTCGATTGGTTCAGCATTACGAAATTTAGTAACTGAATGAAAAGGCGTTGTTCGATCAATTCTGAGTTGAGGCTTTATTGTATAAGTAGCCAAAATATTGGTAACACCTTTTAATTCAACAACCTCAATTTTAAATCTTACATACACATCATCGTTATCTACTTCGACCATATCTCCTACATTAAATGATGAAATCTGATTATGATTATATTTAACTTCTTTGCCATCCATACAGCGTATCCAAACGCCCGTTTTATTTTCTTCCATTCTTCGTCTCCTCTCTAAGCTGACGCACTCTGTGAGGCAAAGTATTGTGCTAATTTCTTTGCTAAGTATAATTGCCCTTTACCAGTCACATATGTTTTGGTAATCAACTTACTTCCATTCTTAGTTTCAACTTCACTTTCTGTTAATTTGAAAATCCCTTGCTTAACATATCTTTCATACGGTGTATTATCTGACATGAGATATCCTTCTTTTCTTAACCATGCAAATAATTTGTTTCTGCCCATATGAATATCTTGATTTTCTTTCTCAAGAAGCTTTGCCATTGTTTTCATATCAACCATTGTTGGTGTAGCACTGACTGTATTGGCAAAATCAACAAGTGGCTTCTGTTGGCTAATAACTTCTTCTTTCTGAGCTAACAGTTCATCCTTTTGTGTTAAAGTGTTTTGCATAATATTCAATGCTTTCGCCATGATAGTTAAATCATCATCATCTTTTTCAATTGGAATATATCCGCCCGTCTTACGAATCTGTGGAAGAACTTCTGATGTTACCCAATGCTTGAATTCTTTTGCCTTATCAAGCTTACTCCCAAAGATTAATGCATACATTCCAGATTCATTAACAAGCATAATCTGTCTCTGTTGACCTGCGTACTCGATTTGGGTACGCAGCTTATCATCGTTATCTACATGCTTAGAAACTGCATTTCGATAATTTGTATACCCTAATGCCTTAGCCACATCATTTCCAACGAACCAAGGGTTGTCTTCAATCATTACTGTTGTAATACTTCCAAAGTTTTCATTATTAAAAATCATTTCATTTTTAATATTATCCATTAAATACCTCCTAAGTTATAATTTTACATTTTAATTTTGCACAAATGCCTGTGCGAGTCATCATATATAATAAGGAAGAAACTCTACCCGATTATATTCTGGATCAGCTCATAATACTTTGTTCTACCGACATACGACTTATGTTCTGCATCTTTTAATTCTTTCTTCAAAGTACATATATCTTTCTGATTATCCATGCAATTCTGCATCACTTCTATGTATCGAATACAATTCTTGATTTTTCTGTGCAATTCTTGTAAGGTTTTAAGATACCCAACAATCACTGCACGTTTCGCAGCATCAATCTTTTTAAACTCAATCGCATGAAGAATATCACTTCTGGCAGAATCGGCATATGATAATGCCTGCTCCAATTCAAACTTCTTTTCTCCTAATTGATCTGAGTCATATGCTAGAAGTCCTACTATAGCTCTTTCCTCAGTCTCTATATTATCGATCAATGTATTATCACATTCCCAATCCATAAAGCAATTTCCATTACCTTTACGCATTATTTCACTAGATTCCATAGGTTTTCCAACTTTACCTAACTCAATCTCTCTGGCATGAAATCCGTCTTTCATCCACGTATATTTATGCTTCAAACCTAAAATGTGCTTTGCTTGCTTGGAGGTAAATTGAGTAGCTTCAGACTTACGATTATCACGAACGTATTTATTTCTTGCATGATCTCTTTTCACATAGAACTCTTCATTCGTAATTATGTATTTCATACATCACTCCTATATTTAATTGTAGTTTTTTGGAAAAATTTTCATGTTGACGAACATGTTTAGAATTGTTATAATGATTTTAAGGATATTATTATCCTTTCAGATTAAACAATTCTAAATATCAAATTCGATTTTCTATCGTGCTGCCAACACGGTAGATTCAAAAAATCTTTTTTTGTTATCTATGATTTGTTTAGTTGAAATTTTTAGTTTGTGTGAAAGTAGAAGTTTTACCAAAGACTTCTGCTTTCTTTTTTATTGTCTGTATTTTTATTCCAACATTGTATCTCTCTTTGTATGTAAATTGCAGGCATTTGATTATGTCAAATATGTCGTCCTGCCTAATATGAGAGAACAAATTCTCATCTTGAATAAATTCGATCCAATGATATGAAAGATCTTTATCTTTGCCATAGATTTTCATCTTTCTATCATCTGCTCGAATCTTATATTCACTCAGAAACCACGATGACATTTCTGATGAGTGTAAATCAAGTACATCAATATGCATTTGATTTGATTGATTCGCTACCAATGTTTTTAATATTTGATTGTCCATACATATACCTTCCTTTATTCTGCCATGATTTGATGTACACGATAATTCTTATAGTCCTCATCTTTATATAAATAACCAATAGTTTTACCAATTACAGTTTGACGATCGCTAAATTGTTTCTTTTTTATTCTATATGATATATAATAATTATAATAAAAATCAATTGCAATATCACTAAATTGACGTGCGATTACAGATCGTGCGATTCCTTCTTTTGATTTAATATAATATAAATCTGCAATTGCCTTGATATCCATTTTAGATTTTAAATATTGTATAAAACCAGAATTAATAACATCAATGGTTGTCAATTTCTCATAAGATAAAGTGTTACCAGTTAATTCTAATTGAGACTGCACATTATTATAGATCCTCTTTTGCTCTGCCTGATATTCTTCTATATTATTGCATTTTTTTCGTGGTATTAATACAAAATCATCATATATATTCGTATCTCCCATTTTCAATTTATATTCATTCAATGTCTCGATAAAATCTTTGGAGACTGGTTTCCCAAGAATTGTTAAATCATTTTGATTAATATCTGAGAATTTTAGATTTCTTAACTCCTTTCCATTTATCCCATTATATAAACTCACAATGTGAAATCTAGTATTCAATTTGGTATCGGCTGATGCATTGCACGACATCAGATTCGAAATAAACGCATTTATTTTATCTGGTGTAACATAATTAACATTAACTCTATTTGAAAAATATATATCAACTGCTAATTGCAAGTTTATAAATTTATCATTAACAAATGGATTATATTTAATGTAATTTTGTTCATATGCATAAGTATACAGTTTAACGAGCTGGTCATATCTTTTTTTAATAGAATTCATACTTTTGGTTTTTTTACCTCTAGTATCTGATAATATAGCCTCTTGGATTGTACCTGGTGCATACGTCAACCCAGATTCATTGTCGTCCGCAATATCAGAATCTAATAACCAATTCCATGTTGGGCGACGTGATTCTGATACGTGAGAATCTATATAATTTTGTATCAATTCTTTATTATTCATAATATTCTCCATTTCTAGGATGCCATTGCATTCATGTACGATAACATGCCGTTTTGTATTAAAATGCCATGTCCTATTTTTAACATTAAAGATAGATCAGATATTCTTCCCCAATACTCTAAAAGATTATTCTTTGGAATTGTTCTTCCTTGCTCTAAATACACCTGTGATACCATTTTTAATCCATTACTGGTATTTGGATAAATGGTTACATGTGTCGGTATCCAGTTCCTTAATTTTTTTGTAATTGGATACACGTTGATCTCTGTGCTCGTATTATTACAAATATTATTAGAATATACGATGACTGGTCTTTTCCCATGCAAGATGTGACTACCTTCAATTTTCGGCAAATCTGCAAAATATATTCCCCAAACTTGAGGATTTTGATATTTGCCATATACATATTCTTTTCTTTTTCTGTTATCGTTTCCTTTTCTTTCTTTGTTAGTATATCCGTTCATTTTTACGTCCCTCAACTTTCCCCAGTTGTATTTTTTATTTTCATGAATTAAATATACCATACTTTTTGCACCCTGTCAATAGGTGCAAGAAAGAAAGTTAATTTTTATTGTGAACAAAGAATCTCTACATTTCTTATTATAATGCTACCATAGAACAAAATCAAGATATTTTTCGAACAAATGTTCTCTTTTTGTTCGAACACTTTACTTTGTGCTTACTTGGAAGGGGGAAATACTGTCTAACTTTATGAGGCTTATCTAGTTTCCATTTCTTTTCTTCAAAATCATAGTCACAAAAATCAAGCACTTCGTCCACACATCCATCATTATATTTGTAATCCACGATAACAGGATATGTTTTATATCTCATATAACGTGATGCATTATCTGGTTTCAATGGTGGAATCTCTGCTGAAATCCACATAAGATTCTGGTTTGCTTTCTTTTCTTCCTTATTTTGTCTAATCGTATTTATCTTCATACAAAATTCTCCTATAAAATCCTAATAATTTGTTCGTAAATTGCAATCGCATTATCTCCTGGAAAGTTCTGGTTCACATGTATATGTCCAAAGAACCACTTTTTATATTCAACAGATTCTTTAATCTCTTGCAAATAATCCGTCAATATATCTGTTTTATACACTCCTGATCCTTGATCCATTTGACATAATGCAGATGTGTATGGACTATGTGTAATTATATAATCCACTTGCGATCCATTCTGCTTCAGATTCATCATACCTTCTGTCATTTCTTCTTCTGAAGGCAACTCCTCTTTCCACCATGACGTATGATTGATCCTAAACATTTTGTCATAATCTCTGTACCACTTACTAATTCTTGGATCGTCTGGCTCTAAAATCCCATCCTGAACATCGTGAGAACTAGCTCCACCAAATGTGAAGAATCTCTTTCCCTGGATATCAAATACCTGTCCTCGCATGAGATGAAAAACAGAGCTACAAATCTTATGAATCTTTCCTCCACACCATTTCTCTACAGAATATTCGTACAGCCTATCATAATTCTCATGGTTTCCGCATACAAACAGTGTAGTAAATGGTTTATTGTCTAACCATTCCAGATTATATCGTTCTTCTTTTGTGTCATGCCATAATCCAAAATCTCCACAAATGATCACGTAATCATCTTTAGTTAACTCTACTCCTTCAGGAAAAGAACGACTGTTTAATCGAGTCATCCAATCCCCATGAGTGTCCCCTGTTACAAATATCATAAAATAACTCCTTCCAACAACTCTTTTAATGCCTGCATATTATCCTCATGCACTCCATCATCTTTATCTGCATCATCTTTCCCTGTCTCATAAGCACACTTGATAATCTCTATTACTCTATCATAGCTCACGTTAATAACATTTTCCCCTCAGTCCATTAAATGCTCCGCTGATAATATCCTTATATGTCTGAGCAATATCATCAAATAACACATGAGTTTCCTCTTCTGTAATTGTAGCATATAAAAACGTCATTGCAGGGCTACTATGATTCAACAATCTCATAAGTGTATACAATACGTTCTGATCATCTTTATGATCAACAAGTGTCCAATACACAAAGTTCTTTCGTAGTGTATGCGTACCAATATTGTCCTCAATTCCAACTGCTTTAGCACCTTTTTTAACAAAATCCAAAGCATTTGCTTCAGTCATGTGTCCTGATCCAGACTTACATGTTCCAAAAACATAATCATCCATTGGCACTTCGCCATCAATCTTGACATCATATTTAGTTCCTGCAACAGCTTCAAAGAAAATATCCACTGCTTCAGTTACCAAATCGTTAAAGTATACAGTTCTGAATTTCTTTGTTTTCTTTTCCTGCTTACGAGTCTTATCGTCTAATAAATCGCCCCATTTGAGTCTGACGATATCAGAGATACGATATGCTGTATTGTTTCCAACTGCAACTAAAAGATTGTTTCTGGCAGCTACATATCGTTTGTACTCTGTGTACGATTTATCAATCTGGTCTCTAAAATATGCATTAAAGGCTGCAAATTGTTTTCTGTCCTTGATCGGATACACTAAAGATGATACGCCTTTCTGTTTGTTAGATCGAGTCCATTTAGGACTTCCATCCTTACGTCTTTTAATCTTTGTTTCAGATTCTTCTGCGTTATTATTGTTTACTGTTTCAATAACTTCAAACTGTGTTGCTGCCATGATAATCTCTCCTCTCTAATTATTACACTGTTCACGTACTTCTGGTCTAATTTCTACTTCGATTAGTTCCATAATTCTTACTCCTATTCTCTAAATTTAGGCAAAATAAAAAGAAGCCCCTAAGCTTCTCAATCTCATTCTGTTATTCAATTTCTACAATAGTCTAATAATATCAGGATTCATGATCAGAATACTATCACAATCCCAACCGTAAAGCGCATAATATAACTCATAATCACCTTTGGATAAATTAAGCTTAATTGCATCAACTCCATCTTCGACCATCTTCTCAAAATCTGGCACAACGCCCATTGTATCAAATAAATATTCTGGAAGATATCCCGATAGATCTTGTGTTGGAACCTGCTTTAAATCGGCTTTCACTGTCCATTCAACAATATTTGCCGAATCATCCAATGTAAATTTAAAGTTTTTGTCTAATTCATCAATTCTAAAATCATTATCAATACACCATTTCTCCCACGGCTGATCCGCCTTTATATCCGATGCCCATAAACCTCCAAATGGTTTATTAATCATGTTTCTGTTCACAATTGACATAAACAACTCTTTCTCAAACTTATCACTTCCGTAGTGAATATAAATATTTTCTGACATTTTTCCATCCTTTCGTCAAACTTATCCTGTCATCTGCTTCTCAAACAATTGTCTTTCCAACGCACCAAAATCATAATCACGATCACATTCCAAGTGTGCAATGTTCGTTACCTTTGGCTTTTGTTTAGCGTTCTTCTTAGCTTGATTACGTTCCCAGTTCCTTACTGCTGCCTTCCAGTCTTGCATTTTGCTATTGCCAATCATCCAGTCTTTGGCTGTGTAATAATCCACAAACTCTTCTGAATCAATTCCATTGTGTCTCTGTTGGCAATATCTGGAGACTTGCTCGCAATCAGGCGGTCTGAACCGCTTTATATTATTATTATTATATTTATTATTATTCTTTACTTTCTTTTTATGTGTCGCTTCTGCGTCGTTTTGGTGTCGTTTCTGTGTAGTTTTTTCATCTACAAAACCTTGATAAACACTGTAATTTACTATGGTTATGACTGTCTTTTTAGTGTCGCTTTTTACATGTATGATACTGTCGTTTTCCAGTGTCTTTAAAAATTTGACAACTTTTGAATTGCTCCATCCCCATCGATCACACAATCTTCTGATCGATGTAACTACCGATCCTCGCTCAACTGTTTCTAAACTTCCATCAATGTATTTCGATTGATCATTATATCCTGCGAGAATCAATAAGTCAATCATTGCTTGTCCTCTGGCAAATGGTTTATCTTCCCATAACCAGTGATCTGTAATTTTCCGATGGAGTTTAATCCATCCTGTATTACTCATGGCATCACTCCCATCTATATGCGGAGATAAAATTCTCCTTTCACTGTTTTAAATGCTCACCTGTTAATTCATCAATTGCATAATGTGTCATAAATTCATCATAGCTCATTATACGTTTACCACAGTCACAGCATGTCATACATTTATTATATGTGCAGTATTCAGTAATTTCTTCATCTTGAAAATGTCCATCAAAACTATATATATCAGTTCCATTAGCTTTAAACCTAACAGCCATTCCACGATCACTTCCGCAGTGCGGACATTTTGTTATTTGTTTTCTCATTTAGCACCTCCTTCTGATTCTATCTCTTCAATTTCATTTTGTTTAATCCAACGGTCAGAAATTTCAGCCAACATATTAATATACAAAACAGGAAAATTTCCATTATAAATCTCTTTACGTTCTTTGTAAAACCTCAACAACTTATCATTGCTCCAATTTTTGTATTGATTCTTTGCGAAATTTTCTTTCTTCATATTTTCATGCTCTCGAATCCATCGTTGACCGATTTCATCCAGAACTATATATTGCTCAGAAAAAGTTCTATCGCTTCTTATTCCATGTGATTTTGCTTGAAGATTTAACTTTCCCTGCTCTAACAGTTCTTCGTCTGTATATTCAGACATGCACTTGTGGTCATTTAAATCCACCATCTATACCGCCTCCCATCAAATTTTCGTTTTATTCTTCATCAATCTCCATATGATTTACATCAACAGGGTTCTTTAATTTGAGAATATCTTCTTTCTGTTCTACTAAAGCCTGTTGAGCAATCGCATTAATTTTATTCTGTGCAAAAGCTTCTATTTCGCCTTTGGCTTCTGTAATTGTTTTATCCATTTGTTCTTGAAACTGATCGAAAATAAATTTTGATTCAGACTCCATTGATTTAGTGATCCTTCCTAATTTTTTAAGAATCATTTCTTTGTCACCCTTACTAATAGATTTCTTTGTGCTAAAAAGCTCTTTTACTTCATCATAAAATTCCTGTGCGTCGTTCATATGATCATTCATAGAATCTTTAAATTCATTAGTAATCTGCTGTCTTTTATTAATAAAATCCGCTTCATCAATGTGTCCTTTACCTTGTATATATTTAATAGTACAAGGTACACCAGCATCTACATTCATTGAGGTAATAACTTCTGCAAATTGAGACTGAGACATTGCAACTTCAATAATTTCATGTCCACCAACATACCAGTCTTCATTTAATCCTCTAGTAACTTTTCCTTCTCTTAATACCATGTGGATGGTATCATTATGTTGAATACTACTACCAAACAAATTACTGTGTCCACCATGAGTACGCCTAAATGACAACATGCCAAATGATGGGTGTTTATATGATGTTCCAAGTGCATTTTCTGAGATTTCATAATCTCCTTCTTTTTTGATATTTTCTTCCATTTATTTCCGTTTCCTTTCTATCAAAGTTTCATTTTATTCTTTACAAGCTACAATGCAAGTTGGATAACTGTAATCAAACAATTTTCTGGCTGGCATTGCCTTAATAATCGTGTTAACAATTTAGATTTTCCAATACCTTTTAATGTTAATATTTCCATTCACATCACCTCAATTTCTAAATTCTAATACCATGCTCTGCCTCATATCTACACCAGCAATCAATATATCTATCTTCATCATTAACATCTAAATATTGTTCATATTTATCCATAAGTGGGTACATTTCGTCATAACAAATATCTTCGTTGATAAAGCTCCAAATATCCATATAAATTGTATTATAAAGATCTTCTGGGACATAATCATATACATCTGCACAGATGATTTCTACCTTATTACTCAATGGCAACTGACTTGCTACCAAATCAATAACTTCCTGATTCTTTTCCACTACGGTTATCTTATCTACCATTGGATCATCTTGAATCGCAAGTAGAATCAAACCAATTCCAAGTCCACCAATAAGAACTTTCCCATGGGCATTTGTTACAAAATCTTCATTGGTTCTTTTTTCCATTGGTGTATTAGACATTAAGACGCTGCCACAATGTTCTAAGCTTACATAATCTCCTGGTGTAATTCCATGACACATGGCGTATCCATCATGGTTGCTTATTGTAAAATGAGATAACTTAAAATCTCCAATCTGTCTATCTTTTAAAATTTTGCTCATATCTTCATACATATATCTATCTTCCATTTCTATCACTCCATTTCATCAAATATTTGTTTCATTTCAATATCCCATATTAGTTTCTTTTGTAATCTTTACGGCTACAGAATCTAACATCTCATATTTTTCAATAATATTAGACACTTCTTCTTTTGTTAGGAGTCTCCATTCATTAGTTCCATTCTTTTTAAACTCTAGTGTATGAGAGCCACGATCTACCCATACAGGAATTCCAAATGTTACTCCAACGTATTTATCCATTAAAGCTAAACATTTATCAACTAATTTCCTATATTCTTTAGCTTCTTCTTTTCGGTTTTCCAATTTATTCATTTTGAGACAACTCCTTTTGCGTTTTGTTTCATAATTATATCACACCTTTCTATTCTTCTGAAATAATTTCCACCGCTGCTTCGTAAAATCTGTTGTACAAAGTTGCATTTGTTTTGATAAGCTGAGATTTAGACAACCCATGAGCATATTCATCCCAGTTAACCCCATTCTCTGTCATCTTAGTGTAGATTTTACGATAAACAGACGTTCCACCTTTAGACCTATTTCCAATATGATTAGCATAATTGGTAATCTTGATCTTCATTTCTTCCCAATCAGGTTGTGCATTTTCTTTTCTGAACTGTCGCAGAAGTTTTTCCAATGAATTAACTAGCAGATCAGGGTATTTATCATAGCAAAGGTCAATTGTTGGTACATTACCTCTTTCGCTAATATTATATTTCTCCTTGTATTCTTTCCGATCCTGTTCCCACACAATCCCATATGTGTTAGTGAGATACCTATATGTTTCTTTAAGAATATCTCTCGTAGTAGTTCCTAATTCATCAGATTCTTTTAGAATATCATTAATGATAGAATACACGTTGGATTTCCATTCATTAAGTTTGTATTCTGCAATAGCATTTTCTGTATCCACTACTGGAATATCTTTCGTAGGTTTGCCAATCTGCTTATACAATTCTTTCCGTTCGGCTTTCATCTCTTTCACAATGTCTGCTAATTGATTGAAACCTTTGATAGTAACATTATATAGGCGTTCATTGTTTCTTTCCATCTGCCTCATAAGTTCTGTCTGTTCTGTAAGAAATTGTTCTACTGTCGTTACAGGAGTTCCTGTTCTTAAATTTCCATGACGATAAGCTCCAATCACATCCCATACCCAATCCATAAAAGCATCAGCCTTTGGCTGTCTACTTCTTCTACAAATTTCATAAATGCCACGTTCATTATAGATATAACTAGAATAAGATTTTCCATCAGTTGTTTCCAATTTGGTAACAACTGAATCTCTATCTAGTCTTTCTTTATTGGCATCGTGAATTTTTGCAATGGCGACTCTAGGATCTTTATATTCTAATGCAAGCCCAATCTGTTGTCTGCTCATCCACAACTGATCGTCAGCACTATAAAAATCACACGTTATATCGTTAAAATTTTCCGTTTTTACTAACTGTAGGTTCATTCTTCATCTTCCTTTCTAAACTGTCTTATTTTTCTCTACACTCATTATTTTTGTATAACTGTATTCCGTAAACCAATAGGAATAAAATCAACATTTAATTCCAACTATTAGTGTGCCAATCCTAATAGAAACCTATTCTATTCCTATTAGCTCTCTATGTAATCAACACCCTTTCCATTAACAATTATATGCTTAGTGAATCATTAGTTTGTGTATAATAAATTTGACAAAGAACCGACCTGCCAAATCGGTTCCTGTCAAATATTCCCGTAAAATAAAAAGAACCTTCCACTCGGTTCTTTGCCAAAATTATTATATGGAATTAAATCAGCTGATAAATAAGCATTCCGAAAGCTACGATAACCCATAATGTCGTAATTACTTTCATAGGCTTCATAATAGCTTCTAATATTTCCTCTAATACGTCTATATATTTGCTTAAATATACCTTATTATGTTCACGATTAATTTTTCTTAGCGATAACCAAGCTAGGAAAACAATCACATATAACACAAAAGATATTCCGCAGAACTGTTCAAAGAAATGAACAACCTGTTCTAATTCCATACTTCATCATCCTCATCTTCATTATCATATAAATTTTCCACTGGTGCTGTCTGTTGGAACATATCTGTTGGAGATAGGTTTCTAGCTTCACACATTGCACAAAAGACTTTCAGTACCTTATCCCATTCATGTTCTTGAATCCACTGTAGAAATGGTTTCTTTCCACGTTTCTTAACATCAATCTGATATTTATACTGTAAGTTCTTATACAACTCGTTCCACATAACAGAGAATTGTGTCCCTGTAACCGCAGCCAACTTCCTAATCCCAGCGTTCATCTTATTTCGATCATCCCATGTTAAAATTTCCGCTGCTAATAGCTTATTATCATTCTGTAACTTCTGATTCTCTTCTTTGAGTTCTTTGTTTTGTGTTCGCAGATCGGTTACCATAGCAAGCTTGACATCCTCAGAAAATGACGGGAAGTAGTGTTCAATGAACTGTGACTCTTTCCCAAAGTCAACTGCACCACCTGTCTTACGGATGTTTCTAAGGTACTCTTTAATCTGTTTCTTCATCTGTTTTGCAATCGGTTTGCGTGACTGCATACATACTTCATAGAGTCCATCTTCTGTAAGAAACCAAAACACTGTTTTTGTCTTTCCGTTTGCATCAATCTGACCTAAATTTTGTCTACCACTATTGTTGGTAGTCAAAACTTTGGTCTTATATTTTTCTTCTGCATCAACCGTTTGCAACATTTCATTAACATTGTAATATCCTTCCCCAGTCTTTGCATAATCAATCCACTCTGCCACGTCCCTTGCCAAGAATAACGGATCTTCAATACTTCTATACAGATCAATTCGTCTGCCTAAAATTTCCGTTGTGTCAACAAGCTGCACACCTGCCTCTACTTGTTCTTGTTCTCTTCGTTCTTCCATCGTGATGTAGTCATTAATAAAAACATAATGTCTTACGTTCTCAGCAAGGCTTGAAGTTTCCATCAGTAGTGAAAGTCGGATTAAACATTTAAGAGTAAACACCTTAGCACCTTTATAGCCGAATGAGATATTTAATCCGTTCGGATACGTTACCATGATTCTTCCCTTCTGTTTTTCCGTTGTTGCGTTCTGACCGTCAATGATCTCTTGCACTGTCTTAACTTCCATTCCATCGTCTAAAAACTCTTTGCGATACTTCGTACACAACCGCTTAACCTCGTCAACGTCTCCATCAAAGAATCGTGCTACCTGTTCTGTAGTAATATAATCTCGTCCAGGAAGCCACGGGATCGGCTTGATTGTAACCTGTTTTAAAAGCTCTGTGTTCTGCACCAGTTCATCCCTCTTTGCTTTGTCCAAAATTGGATCGCAAGGAATTTCCATTTCGTTTAAATTCATAATTAATTCCACCTTTCTTATGTAGTAAAAATTTGTATTAAAAAAGACACTCTGGAATTTTCCATAAGTGTCCTAGTTACCTATATTAATTTGTATTCACTCTAATTCTAGTTCATCAATTTCTGGCGTATCGGAATGATCCATTTCCCTTAGTTCTTCGATACTTGTTCCAAGCAAAGTGAGAGCCGACTTAAATCGTTTAGGGTCAATATATCCTGTAGGTCTATGCCAAAAATTTTTAGCAAAATCTGGATCTTCTTTTTCCAATTCATATGCTATGTGATCGGCTTTATCGTACAATAGCCTTGCTCGTGTTGGCAGTTTCATCGGTTCATATCCTCTACTCTGCTGTCTGTAATCTTCTATTATGTTATCCCAACTAAGATCATCAGGGATCTTTTCTATTATATACACTTCCTGTAAAGCTTCCTCTGGTACATCAGGATAATGAATTAGAGCATACCGCTCTTTTCCATTCTTAACATATTTATATACTTCATGTTCAAGATCTGGAAGTGCTACATATTCTAATCCGTTTTTCTTTAGTCCATCTACCCAGTTTATTTCTGTAAATGTCTGAACCCATACATCTTTCCCATAATGCTTGAATTTATTCATATTCATAACTCCTTCCATATATAATCTGCTTTATCAAATAATGTTTTCCATTCTATCTTCCATTCCAAAGATCGGAAAAGAACTTATAAATTCCATACAGAATAGCAACAAATGCTATAACCATTAAAATTCCATAGCCACCACCTAAGATAGCTCCTAACATATATTCCAAACTATCCTCTGGAACGATAAATATAATTATTAATAATAAAACCAATGGCATAATTTTACTCTCCTTTGCTAAAAAATAGGCACTATTAAAAGTGCCTATTGACAATAAATTAATCGTTTTTATATATATTATTTATTATAATTTGGTCTATCAGTAACATTCAATACTTGAATAAGTGCATCTTGTAACACTTTAGAAACATTAATTCCAGAATGTTCTGCTTCATAATTTAACCAACTAGGTAATGCAACATTTCTTCTTACAGATTTTGTATCAATTTTTCTTCGATATTCTGTTGAATCAATATCAACCAATGAAATAATAGTTTCTCCTTCATCAAAAAATGTGCTTTTCGCAATATCGATATCTGTAATATTTGTTGGTTTAGGAATTTCCACCTCTCTATCTTCCATAGAAACACAAGTTAATTCCATTGCGTCTCGTGCCATTTTAATAGCATCTGACATATCTTTTCCTTCCGTTAATACATTTAAATCTGGTGCCTCAATTAAATATTTTCCGTCGTCGGTTTTTGTAAATAATACAGGATATACTGCTTTCATATTTTCACCTCTATTCTTATATATGATTGCAAATAAGATTTTCCAAGGATAGGCTGTTTTATAACAGCCCATTCCTTCTTAGAATACCTCTAGCAAGTCTTTCATCAACTTCCTTGTGCCGTGGAACTGATTCTGATATATCTCCTTTGGTGTAGATATCATGGTTACTACCATGCCTATCGAAGATAAATCCGCCTGCTTTAAGCTTCTTGATTAAATCTTTCTGCTTCATTGTATTGTCTCCTTTGCTTACTTATATTATACACAATATCTACACAATGTCAATAATGTTTTACACACTTTTTACACAATATTATTTTAATAAAATTGACATTCTATTAATTAATAGATCCATCTGCATTGACCAATCTATTTTCCATATCTGCGTTGTTATCTGCAATATTCTGCAATACATAAAATAGAGAATCATCCGCTTTAGACAATTTTCCGATTGCCTTAGATAAATTTCCAATGCTTTCAGTTAACATTTTCATATCTTCTTTACAATCATCTACGAACGTGTCATAGTCCATTCCCAAAGACATATTGAATAAGATGTTTGCAATTCTTTTTACTTCGTTATTTTCCATAACTAATCACTCTCCTATTCTTTAATCTCGTTTGCAATGTCGTTTCTTGTTCCTCTGATAGAGCATCCTTCTGTATCATGTCGCATCAGGATCTCGTAAATCTGTTCTTCCTCTTCCTCTGTTAAGGAAAATCCTCCCCAGTATCCATAGTCGTTCTCTCCGTGACACATAACTATTCCGATAATTTCCTGTTTTGTTTCTGTATTCATAATTCTTCACTCCTATTCATGTGATAAAACTTTTCTTTTAACTTAAAAGCGGCACCGATGTAGATGCCGCTTTACACTAATTTATTCCATTGACTGCTTTAAAGTTTTGATGTTTTCTAACACCTCATTAAATTTGTCAATCATGTTAATATTCACTGGAAGAAGTACAATCGTATATCCATTATCAATAATTTTACATGGTGCTTTATCACTCATAACTTCCAGTGTAAACGTATCATTTTGAATAACTTTTAAAGCATCTAATACAAAGTTCGGATCGAATCCAATCACAAAATTTTCTGATAATTCATTGTTCTTTGTGTCGAGAAAATCCATTGATGACTCATTATGTTTGTTCTCACAATAAGATACTAATTTGTTTTCTTTATTATGTAGAAGCATTGGAAATCTTGAACCTTTAACATGATTTACATTATACTTTGTAATTTCCATTAATTCTTTTGTTACAAGCTCTACTGATCCAGTCGGTTCAATCCCTTTTAAGATTCCATCTACATCAAAATATTTTCCACCTACCATTTCAATAAAAAAAGTAAAATCATTTCCAGTAAACTGTACATAATCTTGATTGGCTTGAATCTCTACGTTACCTTTATTTCCTTTTAAGCAATTTTTAAGCATTATATATGCCCTTAATGGAATGTTAATTTCCGTCAGTGCTGTATCGCCAAACATATACTCAGATAAATCTTTCTGAATAATTCTGCACCCATCAAGTACAGTTATTGTTTTATTCATAATGTTTAAATTAAAGCAATTCATCATCGGTTTATTTTTGTCTAACTCTTTATTAAATAATGAAAGTTTTTCCATCATCTCAAAAAGATCATTCCCTGGAATAATGGCAACGTGTTGTAATTTTTTCAGTCCATTGTAGGTCACATTGACTTCTGATCCTATAATACTCTGCACTTTCTTATCGGCTTTTACGATAAGTTTTCCATCATGTTTGTGAAAATCAAAAGTAAAATCTTTTGCTTTCAATTTTGATATTTGTTTTAATTTAGCAAATGGCACAACGAATTTTCCGACATCATCACAAACACTGTCTTTTACAATAATCATTCGTGCATCTGCTGTATTTGCAATAAATGTCACTACATTTCCACCCATAAATACAATGCAATCATCTGTTACACTATTCTTAATTGTTTTTTCCAGTTTGCTTATCACTTCTTTAAAATCCTTTGTATTTAATGTAAATTTCATATCTATATACCTCATATCTTTCTTTTAAATCTGCATTTTATTATCCAACTAATTCTAAGTATCCAGCCTTCACAAGATCTTCTTTTTGTGACAGTGGCTGCGGTACATACTGCATACCCTTTTCTCGATCATAGTCGTAATACCACACACCGTATTCTTCAATCGGTTCCAGGATATGAATTGCAAGGCTAACTTCCATCACGTTTACCGCCTGAACGCAAGCGTTCTTCATATCCTCAAGGCTACATAATGTACTGTATTGTGGTTTTAATTTTTCCACAAAATCTTCAAAGTCTAATCTGTCATATTCTTCTCTACTAACTTTCATTCGTTCTGACCTCATTTCCTTCCATTAAAAAAGGAAGATACATTTCTGCATCTTCCTAGATTACTTTGTTCTTGTATTAAATTTTCCGTTAGTCAATCAATTCGATATAAGCTGTGTCGATTAAATCTTCTTTATCTCTAATCGGATTCGGTTCATTTAATGTTCCCATTGTATAATCATAGTCATAATACTCTGCAAAACAATCTCTTAATGTTTCCAATAAATGAATTGCTAAATTATGATCTGCATTATTAACTGCATCAATTACATAATTTTGTAAATCATCTGCGGTACAAATACAATCATGTTCCATTGCTATTTCCATTACTTCTTCAAAACTTTTTGTTTCAAAATCATTCTTATTAATTTTTAATACCATATTTTCCACCATCCTTATTCATATTCTTTCTTTCCAATAAGCTGAATGATACAACCAAAATCTCCAGCACGATATACTTTAATTTTGTCTGCACTATAATCTGCCGTCAATCCTTCATCATCATAAATTTTAAGCCATGCCTTGAAACCTGATGACGTTTCAAACTCCATCTCTAAGGTATAGTGGTCTCCGATCTTTGCGTTCTCGTCTACAATATAAGCATTATATCTTCCATCAGATCCAAAGTCTAAGATGTTTGCTTTTAATCCGTTCTTTGTTGTGCCTACAAAAGTTAAAGCTGCAATATCACTATCCCCAATAAATTCTCTATCGTATTCCTTATATGATTTCATAATTTCCACCTTCCTATTCTTCATAATTTTCTAAATCCCAATGTTCTTTTAAAAGCTGGATCGCAAACTCAGGATATCCCATAAAATAATAACTATCGTATACTGATTCTATCTGATCTTCATCCCAGCTTTCGTCATCATATCCATTTTCGTCTGCCCACGTTTCAAAATCCATTGCCGTTTTCTGAAAATCTTTAACCTTATTACTAATCCGTTGCAAGTCATTCTCTTCAATCGTGATTAAAGGTTTTCCATAATCATCGTAAAGATCTTCCCATAAGTCGTTGTTCCATTGTGACTTTGGCTCGTGTTGGATATAAATGTTTGTTAATCCATTTACATTCCAGCCCGTTGTAGCAACTAATTTTCCAGTTTCTTTCTCTACGCCATAAAACATTCCAGGTTTTACACAAAATCCACCATAAGAAGCGTGTCTAAAATGTTCAGGCAAGATCAATTCTTTGAACTCGTACATAATTTCCTTCTTTCTGCCTATCAGGACTTTAAATATTAATAGTTTTCCTTTATTATACACGATAATTTCCATCGTGAAAAGTAGCGAGGTAGGAATTGAACCTACCGATAAAAGCACTCTTTTATCTACCATACGCCACTATAAATTACTTTTCTTTAAATACTCTAATTGTTTTCTGATAAGCTAAGTAATTGTTAGGATTCCAATCATATGATCCATTATTTTCATATAAATCAATATATGGAATTCCATCCATATTATGTCCGTTTCTAATGGTTTCGCCTTCTGCAATCCCTATAACGGTATGTCTTTCATATTTTCCATACAATTCATTCCAATAATAAACAACGTCACCGACTTTTAAATCCGTGACGTTCATTTCTTCTGAATGTAAGAATTCTTTTCCTAACTGTTCTTTAGTCGGCATATTTTCGTCAATGGTTTCTAAAAATTCCATTAAGTCATATTCCTCATGATCTTCTTTGATAACTATATCAGGATTCATATGGTTAACAATTTTCCAACCTTCAATCTCATAGATTCCATTATCAAGCCATAATTCCTCAACTTGTTTGGGTGTCGGATTATTGTCAACGATCTCAATTCCTACTGAAACATTACCGCCAAAGAAATTTCCAATCACTTGTGCAAGCCTAGCAATTCCGTAGCTATCAGTTTCTGGACTTCTGTATCCTTTTAATTTACAATATGTACAAAAAGCATTTACAGAATCATAACCACCATTCCAATGCACATATACTCCTAACGCCTGGTTCTTTCCTTTAATAATTGCACGATTTCCCATAATTAAGTACCTTCTTTCTTTATTCTTTTGATTTATATTTTCCATAAAGTGGCGAGATAGGAATCGAACCTATCACAAATTACCATACGCCACCGTTTTTCCGTTCCAATACGTCACTACCATCAACCAGTAGTACAGTCTTTCCGTTCATATAAAGTAACTATTAGCTTCAATAGTCGAGTCTTTCCGTTAAAGTGTATACTCATATCATCATGAGTAGTAAAAGCCTTTAATTGGCTATGTAACTAAATAATTCTAACGGATCTTCTTTTAAAATTTCCGTCATATCGTTGATTGCTTCTTCTTGCGTTCTATACTTCCGAAAAATTCCGAACGTGTTCTTGAATAATAAGAAGTATTTGTAACCATGTAAGCTATCATCAATTCCAGCGTTTGGCGGATTTTCCGTGTAGTACAGTGTGTTGTACTTTCGTTCAATGTGACACGCTAGTACTTCCATAGTCGTTCTGCGACTCATTCTTTCCACCTACTTTCTATTTATAATAAACATCTACGTTGTTCTTATCATCGTGTGACCAACTAGATCCAACGTATTTTCCACTGTTACCGCAATCTTCAAGATCGTATTCACAACATAAGTCGTTATACTCGTCAGGTGTATCACAAAAAATTTCTGTTCTACCATCTGAATAAGTGTTTCTTATTATCATAATTTCCACCTACTTTCTTGTATTTAACATTTTCTTTCTAAAATCTTTTATTTGTTCCATCGTTAACCATTTAGGTTTTTGTTCATCTGTAAATGAATTCCATATTTTTTCCATCTCATCGCAATGTTTTTCAATGCTTTCTTTATATAAGTATTTCTTACAACCGTTTCCATTGCTTAAGAAGTATTCGCAATCTACTTTTAACCTACTTAGAAACTGATAATCACGTTCTCTAAGATTCCTTGAAAATGGTTTATCGCACTTGATTTCTTGCACTACTGACTGATTTGGTTCACCACAAATGTCTCCAAATTCATCCATGTAAGCACCCGTATATAAGTCAAGTCCATTTTTCCCATCGTTTATGTCGAAATATAGCTTTTCATTTTCATCTTTATAGCATGGATATTCCATAAATCCACCACCAAAACCGACGAATTTTACTGTTAATGTATTTGTATTTTCCATAATTTCCAGCTCCCTTCTATAATCTTTCCATCAGTTCTACCGCTAAGATGTACGCTACATACTTCCACACGTTCACGTAGCCGTTCAGATCTTCCAACCTACATTGCATAGCCGTATGGATCATTCCATCGCAGAAGCCTTTGCTTTTAAGTTCTGCGACAAGATCTTTCTTTGCAATCGGTGGCAATGCTGCGACTCTGATTTTTCCAATGTCAAAAGTGTTACGTTCTGTCTTTTCTACTGTCTGAATCACTACTGTTTTGCGTTCTGTCATCTTTAAAATTTCCATTTTGTGTACCTTCCTTTACTTTTTAGTTTTCTTTATTTTTCCATTCTTTAGAACAACGAAACACAAAATAAAATGTCGTTCCGTAGTCCTCGATAGCATCTTCTGTTCTTGTTAATCCATAATTTCCAGCAACCTTGATGATATTTTTCACGACTTCCTTCCGTGTTTCAAAATAGTTTTCCAAAGTTGCTGGAATATCATATATTGCTAAGATAATTACTTGATATATATCACTGTAAAATCCATTAAGATCAAATTCTATCTTTTCAACTCTGCCAATTTGTAAGAGTTCTTGTTCTAGTTCTTGACATTTATCTAAAATTCCAAACTTCTTTGCGGTTCTTACTTCTCTTTCTTTCATGATCTTCCATCCTCCTATTCTATGCCGTTTCCAGTTTTTCTTTCTCATACTCTTCACGATCCTTATAGTACATATCTAACAGTTCTCTATACTTCTTTTCGCTATCTGTCATGTACAGTTCGTTGACACTTGACCATTCATTCAAGCCCTTTTCTAAGATCATCACGTACTTTCTTAGCTTAACTCTGCCCCCATTTCATATTGTTATTTCCAATATCAAAGAAATAGTTATCTAACATACAGCCTTCAAAACTATCTTCTAAGTAATCATCTAAAGTTGTGCAAAACATTTCTACTGTATCATTATCAATAATCGTTCTATAATCTTTCATAATTTCCATACCTTCTTTCTAAGCCGTAATCAGTTCATAATCTTCCAGTAACGTCATCAAGTTTGCTTTTTTCCATCTATGTAAGACTCGATCGCCCATTTCATTTCTGATAGGTTTAGCAAGCTGATTCCCATTGTGATCTTTCTTCCATTGCATAAACTGTTTTACTGAGTTGTGATAATATCCATCGTTATGGACTTCTATATATTTGTTCTCGTTTCTTTTGTTTCTGTAAATAGTAACAGTTGTCATAATTTCCAACCTTCTTTTTATCTGATTTTTCCATTATCTGCCACGACTTCTACATCATCACAATAACTATTGCAAGGATTCCATACACAATAGCTTGTTACGTGTTTTCCTTTGCGTACACGTTTGTTATATGCAATGTAATAGTTTTCATACGTTCCATGTCTACCACCAGCAGAAACACTTTTAATGATTTCTACATAAATAGTATGCTTTACAGCACGTTCACGGATCATTTTATCCGTTAGTTTTCTAGTGCTGATATACTTTACCTTATAGGCGTTTAGATCGTAATTTTTGCGTATATAATCGTTTACAAGCTGGATATTCTTATTCTTTGCATTGATCTTTACGATCGAATCATCGAGTTTGTTTCTAGTGCCGTGTGTATTGAATTTCACAGTTACAAGCGTTGTTCCTGGATAGGCATATGATTCCTTGCGAACTTTCCAACAATAACCATCTGCCGTATCAATTGTGCCGTCATTGTTGTAAATGCCGTTTATAGTTCTGCACGTTCTTCTTTTTGTCTTTGCGTGTATAGTATTTTCCAGCATTAAAAAAACCGTAAACATAAATGCTACGGTTAATAGGATCTTGATTGTTTTGTTTTTTGTTTTCATTGCGTTCTACCTTCTTTCCTAATATTCAAAGTTTGGAAATAGTTCATGTAAATCTTCTTCATCTATGTCTTTCCCATTAATTGTGACACTAACGGCATAGGATACAAAATATTTTCCATTATCATCTTCTAAACCATCATCATCTTCTTGTTTCCAAAAAGAAAAGCAACTACCACAAATACAAATATCTTTTGCTTCTAAATCATTAATAAAATGCTGATTGATTTCATTAAGAACGAATTGTTCAAAATTGAAATTTTCCGCTTTTGCCAATGTGGATTTTCCCGTTAACCAGTCTACATCCTTGCCACGTAAAGGATCAATAAATTCCCCGTGTTCATTCTCTTGAAATATGTCGGCAGAAATCCCATACAATTTAATTGTGTCAAGTTCTCTATATTTTTCAAAATTCATAATCGTTTACCTTCTTTCTATTTTCTTATTCTGTATCTGTATCATCATCAAAAAAACCAACGCAGGCAAGCATATATACAGCGGTAACCATTACCAATAACGCTTCTAATATAAAGGCTTGCGGGATCTTGATAAACGTAATAATAGCCATTGCGATTCCTACAAATGCAATGACTATATCTATCGTTTGTGGTTTATGTAATTGTGCTTTATTTTCCATTGTTCTTCCTTCCTTCTTTCTTTACTCGTCAACTTTTTCTATCATGAAGTTACCACCGTGGTATAGATTGAGTCCGTGATTTCCACCAGTAATATACATATCATCAGTGATTCCATCACGTTCTATATCTTCATCTGTAATGAATACACCCATATTTCCATCAGATTCTAGTTGATCGATCGCAAGATCTAAAATTGTGCCGTAGTCCGTTGTAGGTTCGTCAACTGTTACAAGTTCGCTGAAATAACCAAAAATCACTCTGTATTTCGTCATAATTTCCTTCTTTCTGCCCTTTACGGGACTTTCTTTCTATTTATAAGTTCAACAAAATAGACAAGCCGTGTTTTGACTTGTCTATAATATTCAATCTATAAATACGCCACAAACTCTGAAAAATCAACCGTATCATATAAGTTCTTGATTTTCTCATGATACACGTTATCAAGTTCTTCTTGAGTGTCAACCCACGATATACCATTGAAAACCTTTTCGGCTTCTTGTAAGATATACTGTTTTGCTAAAGGCTGCAAATCACAAACAACCGTTTCTGCTTCTTTATGTGGGCAAAACGGTTCAATAAGATCCATTCTTATGTTATCTTGAATATAACTTTCCAAACTTGAACCGTTCTTTTTATCATCCGATTTATTAAAAAATTCCAACAGTTGTCCAACCGTTAGAATTTTAATCTCATTGTCGTCGTATTCATCAGCATATAAGTATTGTTCCATAATTCAAACACTCCTTTTATTTCTCTAATATGGCTTAACAATAGTTCCATAGATTGCATGGAACAAAGTATTTTCATACTTTTCATTTTCACAACCACTTAATTTTTTTAGCTGATTTCTCATATTTTCATATACTTCCTGGAATTCTGTATATGCTTTTTTAGATACTTCTAACTGTTTTTCTAATAAAACAAGATTGTCTTTTAAATCGTCAATCCTATTATTGATCTTTTCTTTAATCTGATTTACGTCATAAAGAATAGGTATATATTGCCTATTCTCGTATTTTGTTTCGTGGCAAAAAACAGAGTCGTGTTCATAACCGCTGAACTCAGACCATCCACAGATTGATAATTCTGCACTATTATCTTTTGCCGTATATGTAGCTCCGTCAAAATTCTTTGACATATTTTTGAATGGTGCACCATCTTTTTTGGTTGGATATGTAACTTTCTCCCATTTTTCAATTAAGCACTTTGTTCTTTCGATCTGTCTTTTGATTTCTGTCTGAATTCCATCTAAATCATAATAGTTCATAATATACCTCCTTAATTTAAAATTGAAATGTAGCCGTTGAATGCTGTAGAATTAACATACCAACCACGAATATTCATTTCACGACTGAATTTTTCATAATCAAAATAATTTGATACACTTGTTGGAATATTTTCAAGTAGTCCAGTATTATCAACATACTGATAAGCAACGTCTTTCATGCTGTCGCAATCTGAATAGATGATATAGTTACCATCTTCTACAATGTCAAAGGCTTCATCTAAAGTTGATGTTTCTGAACTAATTTCATTAAATACCGTTCTTTCTTCATCTGAAAGTTCTGCATAGCGTTCTCCGATTTCTTGAAGCCTTGAAAGTGGTGTGTATTCTCCTAACTCCGTTGTATCAAACTCTGCATCATAATCAGCAACAAAATATTCTTCATACTCTGCATCAATACCTATTTCTTTTAAGATGTTTTTAATTTCAGCTTCATCAATAAGTGGAAAATTTACAGCTTTATCTGATGCAGGAGAACGCATTTATGCCCGTGTTCTGTCTTTGCCATCTGTGATGGAAACCTGCAAAGGTTACGGCTTTGAGGGCAAGCATCTGCTCATCCTCACCAATGCAACGTCCGACAAAAATCCCATCCGCTATCGAATAGATACTGCTGAAAATCATACTTA